TACTTCATCATCGGTCAACTTGACTTCTACTGCTGATAGATCAACTGTCTTACCGCGTGCCATGATTTCCCACTTTCATCCGGGTGAACTGATATCGACTCCGATGTTACACCACAATTGGCCAGCGTACAACCCTACTGTGACGTAACTACTCAGCTTCTACATCTTACTAATTTTGATTGAATTATTTAATTATAGTAATTTGGATATGTTCTAAATGGACAACGCAATTGCTAAACTAATTTAGTTTAGAAATTACGCAATCTTTTTAGATATTATTTACTCAGTAAGTGATACGTCGGCTTTCAGTGCATGAGCAATAACAGGTGCCCACGCAACAGACATCCTGACGTAATAGGCATCCGATTTTGTCTCACCAGTCGGAGCATGACTCTGCAATGAAATTGCCCAGTTATCGCCAACGACTGCAATTCCACCCAAACTCTGAGATAGTTTAGCCCAGGCAACTAGGTCAGAATGCTTGCCAAACACATTGACGCCAACAATTTCAGTGTCAGCACCTTGAGTAATAGGCAGTGAATAAGCAACGCCGCCCATGCCAGACAATAGACCCTGATCGGAGTCTTTAGCGATTCCGCCAACTGTGAATTTATTGGTTTGTGTTAATGCTTTGGCTACATCATTAGCAGAATTGAAATGCGGCAGTGAAGTGGTATGCGCTACTGTGTGGCCGGTACCTTTTGCCTGTGCTGTGCACGCTGCTACGGCAGCGCCCGCGAGAACAATCAACGCGGTAGCACTCAACAACTTTATTTTATTCATGATTATTCCCGAAATTGAGGTTAATTACTGTCCCTAATGGACAACAAAAGCCACAGGGTCGCTGTGGCTAATGTAATTCATTAGGTATTGTTATGCAATACCAAAATGCAAGTCTGAGAGAGCGGTATCCGCTGGATTCCAGCGAGTCATACCGTCAACACGATGCGGATTGAACGGTGCCCAGTAGGTCGGACGTACGCGCAGGAATTCGCGCATCTCATGGCATTCAATTTTCATCAGAACATCGGCAACTTGCCGATAAAGCGAAACATCATCACACGTAGCGACAACTAGCGGAAATGTTGCATACGTCATGATCTCTTCTTTGTAGTCCGGTGCCAACTCCATATCAGAATTGCGGGCCGGATAGTCAATCTTAACGATGATCGCGCTTTCAAATCGATTCGTGTGATCGGTCGCTGTAATTTTCCAATCTGGCTTGTAACAGAGATTGTTGATAAGTTCGATTGCAGAGTCGACCCTCATGATTTCATTCCTTCCTAGATTCCTAGTATCTGCATCTAATGATGCAACACGCACACCGAATTAATCGGTATGCATGCAACACAATTAGTCAGAGAAGTCATCCGGATGTAATGACTCAAATACTAGATCATTGATAAGACGGGCTTTAATGGCTTTCAACCATTCGTTGTTGAGTTCCCCCCACGGGTAAAGCGATAATTTCCATCCATTGTTGAATCCATAATAAACAGCGGATTCTTCAGACATATCGCCTACCACAATGGATAGTCCCATAAGATAATCGGTGTGACTAAGGCGAAAATTTCGATGTCCCGCAGAGTCTGAATTTGGAAACAACTGGCCTAACACACACGTTTCAAATTCAGAGATATTGAAAGTTTCAACATTGATATAGCTAGCCCAGTCGGTACTACCAAACCGACTATCGAGCAATTCCGCTCCGCGAGCAACAGCGGTTTGAACATCATCAGTCTGTAGATCCGTTTGCACTTCTGTAGTCATCTGAAAGATTTCCTCTCATCGTGACTGTCTCCTGTAGACAATCAACACAGCCAACCAAAAAATCCTATAGTGTCTAGGATAATTGATTGACTATGCAAATCAGCTACTGACAAGTTGTGCCTTGGTTGGGCGCTTACCAAAAGCAAACAACGGATCTTTATCGGAACGAGTGAGCGTTGCAGTGAATGTCACTGTTTTGTGTAGTAGTCGATCCTGCCAATTTCCGGACAGGTTGTATGCAGATACGGAGTCAATCAATGTGGAAGGAATGGTTACCCACACTGCCCAACCGTCAACTGTCTTCACAACCATTTTCCAAATGACTCCACCATAGTAATTGTAATTATCCGGTTGATCTTTTATTGAGACAATTTCTCCGGTCACAGTAACTTTACCTTCTGGCGCTTGTACGCCAGATTTGACTAATGCAGCCTTATCGGCCTCACGCTTTTGTGTAATTGCGTAACGGGTGAACAGCCGGTCAATGGCGTTCTCAGCGGCGGATATTTGTCGCTCGGACATTACGCCTTTATCAAACAAGGCACGATTCATGTCGGCTAGAAATTCATTCCATTCATTGAATATCTCCGCAATATCGCCGTGAGCGATATAAGATAGCCACGCTAGTACTGGGTGGTCATCGATAAGAGCATTGATTTTCTCATCGTGGGACTGCCTAGCCTTACGTGCTTTGTTTTCTTTGCGCTCTGCCTTATCAGCAAATCGCTTGTCATCACGGTCACGTACCCACATCGGAACTGAGTTTATTTCGATGTAGCCGCGCCCGTGGTTTTCTCCGCCACAAGAGCAATCACAGTCATGACCTGTAGCAAATTGACAGTCTGCATTGCACACAATGCCAGTGCTGAAATTGCCAGCAACAGTCATCACTGTAACGCGATTACCACAACGCGGGCACTCAACACGTACATGCTTCTGTTCAAATGACAATACAAATCCGCATTTGGTGCAGCTACCAACGGCTACTGTGTCCGTCATGGCTAATTCCTTTATCTCATCAGTTGAGCAACGATAATTACGACACTTGCAATCGCAATAAAGCCAAGCAATGCGATTATGAACGTTGTGATAAACCATGATCTTGATAGATCGTTGTGCATCTGAATTCCTCTCACTTTGAATTATTACACCATAAGAGACAGCACCCAACAACAGCGTTTGATCGGACACTATCGCCACCCGTCGGATAGGCTCATGTTTGGCCTAGGGTACTGCCTCATAAAGTGCAATAATTATAGTAGTCCGTTTACAGCATGTCCGGACAAACGACACTCACAGGCCAATTACAGAATGTAAGCTGATACATTCTCCTATTGTGTGCCGAGCACATTACATCTGTGACTTATAGCGGTGCTTTTAATGTTGGTTAGACTCTCCGTACTCTGGCCGCGCTTAATCAGGAGTCTCATTACTGCACGGTAAAACCAACAATTCTAATTTTTTGTTACGTATACATGAACATTTGGACGTTCAATTCGCAATTGCTTGGCAATGTGTTGTGCCCATCTTTTTGTATACATACAAGTAGATGGAGTATTGCCACATACTACTTTCCATTGCTTTGATTCCATTTTTCTCCTCCATAGATAACCAACACTGCTACCCGGTTCGCAACGGGTAGCAATGCAAATCATCTAGGAACGGCAGCATCTAGAAATTGTGCTTTGTCAAAATTGGGGTACTCAGTGGACAGCTTAGAAGACAGATCCCGTGTCAACTGCAATAGCGCTTCTGTGATGTGGAGAGCAATTGGCGTAGGAGATGAATAACGCTGCATCTGTTCGTTAAGTGTCGTTGCCAGCAATTGATAGTCTTTACGAGTCATAGCCATGGTAAGATTCCTTTCATCTGCTATCCCTCATAGATAGTCAACGCGATTACGGAGCACAATCACTCCGTAATCACGCAAAGCATCTATGCCGACACTAAATTGATTTCAACGACTTTAGCGTCGGGATATTCGGCAGACATGATCTGCTTTAGCATCACCATGTCTTGCGCATAGGTTGTGTGTTTGATCAACAGACTGTCATGTTTGTTTGTAATTACCTGTAGATACATTATCATTTCCTTTCATCGTTTTAAATTACGTGCGGTATATCGGATTTGAACCGATACCATCAGTTTGGAAGACTGACGTGCTGCCATTAACACTAATACCGCTTGATAGACAATCAACACCATTAACCGACTAGCGGTTAATGATGCAAATCATCTATGCCGTGACTAGTTCTTTATCGTCGCTAGCTACGGTGTCTTGCGCGCTTCGGTTGAGTATGTAATTTGCTGCCCGTTGTGCGGCAGCGGCAGCGGTCACAACCGCTTTAGTGTCCTCTTGGATGGTGCGAATCCAGCCGGCAATATAGGCTGAATTCTGTTCGATCGTTTCGGGAAGGATTCCGGACTCACCGTTAAGGAATGCTGCCGTCATTTCAGCAATCAATTCCTCACGACCATATTTGGCCGAACCAAAATGATCAAATTCAACGACGCCGGGACGATTCAAACGGCTTTCATGACCGGTTGAATGGCCCAACTCATGAAATGCAGTGGAGTAATACCGATTGACATCGGGAAAACTCTTCTTAGGCGGCAATGTCACAGTGTCAGTGTTCGACTTGTAATAAGCCGCACTGCCTGAGTGATTAACCGTTGGTCCGTCAGGATATCCGGCCAGAATGGATTCGGCCGACTCAATCGGTGAGAATTCTGATTCTTTGACTTCAGTGACCCTTGCCGGAACGTCAACGTTTTCGGTTTGGTCAAGGTTGTAAACCTTGTAGTAGCGCAAGTAAGCAAACTTGCGACTTTCGCCGGTTTCTTTGTCAATTCCGTCTATCATTTTCCAAAAGGTAATGATAGTTCCGTGTTGATTTGGCTTAAGGTTCCCGCCATGTTTTTTCATGGCATTAAACGTCATCCAAATTTTGGACTTATATTCCTGTACTAGCAAAAGGAACACATTCAGTCCCGTGTAGCGGTGGCCGTCAATCGAGCGCGGCGCGTCGGCTGCATCCCACGGCTTGCGCCATGGCACGGTGCCCTCTTGCAACGATTTGACAACCTGATCGGTGATAATTTCATACACCTTGTCAGTCATCTTAATTTCCTAACCTCTAATAGATAACTGATTGTCGGTAGACAACCAACACTGACAACCGGCGGCCGGTTATCAATGCAAGTTAGCTACTTCATGTACGCGAAACTACGCGGATTGTCAGCAATAAATCTCACGCAATACTCGATTGACTCGTAACTGTCAAGCCATGCAGCATAGACGCGCCTTGCCTTAAGTGCCGACAGGTTATACGTGACCCGAATTGTTGCCAGGAATAACCGTTGGCTGTTTGCGTAGACTGGGCTGTCAGATTGTGCGATTGTGTAGTCCCAATTTGTGGATATAGCAAAATGCACATCTGCAACTTGCTGGCATAGCTCTTGATTAGTTGGCATGGTCATGGTGAATTCCTTAGGTCTCGTCAGCGCAGCCAAATAGCTACGGACACGGTTTTGATCAACCGTGTTTCGACCTTTCATTGTGCACGCTGCGCGTCCGCGCATGCTATGCATTTGGCTCGGCGGTTCCTAGTCGCCCGTTAGCTACCGGCCAAATCTCGCGGTTCGCGTCCGCGAGAACGAATAGAGTAGGGTGACAGCTTGGTTCTCAGGGCAAGATGGACGCGCGCGATAATGATCGCCTGCTGGCCAAAATGCGGAGCGCTGGACCCCTATGCAATTTTCGATCTTGCTGTGCGGTGGAACTACACTTAGCCTATCAGTCGATTCTCAAAAGTCAATAGTCAAAATAGCTGAAACCGGACTTTGAAAGATTACGGTTAGGTAACGATAGTCAATGTCTGATTAATGTTCATCATACCCAAATCATGGACCCCTCATGTCCGTTTATCAAGATCATCTTAGGCGCCTAGCGGTCGGTCCGGGTCGGCGTCGCTGGCCAGCGCGACCGGCTGTGTGCCCCGCTGCCAGTCTGGACCGCCCCGTGCGCGTTAGCGTACCCGCCGGCATGGGAGAGGCTTCTAAAACTTCGTTTCATCAGCTAACGATCCTTGTATGTACGTAATGTCCGATTCACTCGAGGTCGCCCGTCCCTGGCAAACTGGACATGACTTGTGCTGGCCCTGAGAGCAATGCTGAGAGCTTTGGGTATGACTTGGATGCAATCCCTTTGCCTATGTGATTTGATCGCTCTCCGTTGACTGACCACATATATAAGGGATTCCTACAGAGCAATTCAGACATCAATGTCATAACTTCATCTATCGGTCTATATGTGTTGATCTATTTTGGACAGACAACATCGTTTATCAAATTTCCTATACGATTTTTTGATAACGTTTTCCCAATTTTCATATTTTCTACATGATTTTGAGTCACTCAATTGGAACAGTACTAAACTTAAATCGAGATGTGGGAATGTTTGCAGCCTCCGCAAAGTCAGCGCACTTAGTTGCACCACGTGAATTGTCAAGGATGAATGCAAGACATTTATCTGCGCCAAGTGAAACCATAAACTTATTGCGTATTTGTCCTGCAGCTTTACCTATCACTCGCCACTGTACCGATGTAACTTTGTGCGGTTCATGTTCCCATGGTTCGCCTAATTCGTTTTTATGATAAAGTGCACATTGTTTTGCTGTTTGATCTCCTCCACTAGCATCACCATGAACAATAGTAATAAGTTCATTCTTTTTAGCCAAACTTGCGACTAATTCAATTTCTCGCCACATAAAATTATTATCAGCAGCTGGCCATGTACGACTAGCTGTTATGAGAATTCTCATTTTAATGTCAATTCCCAACTTGGATCATCTACTTCCAAGGTTAATATAAAGTCTCCATCAATATGCTCAGCATTAAGTACTTTTCCAATTCCTTTGTTAGTATTAAAACTTTGTCCAATTAAATCTTGTAAAGCTCCATCTGTCCATTGTTTATCATTGTGATAATATAATTTAACTTTCATTTTCTATGCCTCCCTGGACGTAAATAATTACCGACACGTTTACCTACATACTTTGCTAGAAATATTGCAGGAATTAGAATGATGATTAACACTAATGTTAATACATCATAGATATGCATTGTCACTCTACTTGATACCAGAAATGCGTTTTAGATTTTCCCTGACGTTTACCTATCTGAACTTTTCCAGATTTACGTAAACGATTAAGCGATTGATACGTTAATGAATGCGATAAATTAAATACGTCAGCTATTTCAGGTAATGTCATTGGTTGGCTTAAAACATCATACACAGCTCTGTCACGCTCGATTGTTGCCTGTAAACGTGGTCTACCGTACGTGCATTCAATGTCACCACTAGTCATGATCATCCCCATTTTAATATTGTCCCTTTACCTGATCATAAATCCATTCATAGGTTGTTTCAATACCTGATCGTAACGAAGTTGTCGGTTCCCAACCAATTTTAGCTTTAATGAGAGAACTATCGCTATTACGTCCGCGAACACCCTGCGGTTTATCCAGTTGATAATATCGAGTTAATTTAACATTAGCAATTTCTTCAATTATATCTAGCAATCCATTGATAGAAATTAATTCTTCACTACCAACATTAAATGGATAAAAATAATTACTATTTGTAATTTTAATAGTACCATCTACACAATCATCTACATAAAGGAATGAACGTGTTTGCTCTCCATCTCCCCATATATCGATAGTGTGATCTTTAGTAATAACAGCTTGCGCTACTTTACGGCACAATGCAGCGGGAGCCTTTTCATGTCCATCATTCCAACTACCATGCGGACCAAAAATATTATGATAACGTCCAATACGAGTTTGTAAATGACGCTCTATGTTATGACATTGCATAACATGTTCACCATAAAGTTTTTCCCAACCATACCCCGGTTCTGGGTCGGCAGGAATAGCAAAGTCTTCACGTAATGCACCGACATTAGGATTAATCTGTGCCCATTGTGGATAGACACATGCAGAAGATGAAAAGAAAATACGTTGATCAGTCTGACACATATTTAACAATGCAATGGTGTCAACAATATTTTCACTACACTTCACAAGATGATTAGTGATGTAACCTATTCCACCCATGTTAGCGGCTAAATGATAAACATCATCAATAATACCAAGAGAAAACATACTTTCATTTAAATCACGTACAGAAATACTGTAATTATTAGCACGATGATGAAGTTGCCACCAACGATTAATTGGTTTAATATCTACAGCAAAAACATTATGTCCATTGTTCAAAAGTTTTTTAACTAAGTGTCCGCCAATAAATCCCCCCGCTCCAGTGACGAGAATATTCCTACTTCGTAAATTAGCATCACTTTCTGTCCATGCCATTCTATTCACCGATTCCAAATGGTATGTAGGTAATATGTTCATTATTAATAAGATATTTGTGTGAGCGCCAAAGATCCATAACAACAGCGCCTTCTTTAAAGTACTCAAAAGTTGTTTTTCTCATTGGCTGAGAGATAACAACAAAATCAGCATCAGTAGATGAATCAACAGCTGATAAGCCTAGTGATGTGAAAAATTCTGCTATCTTATTTCCAAATGATTCTATTTCGTAATCGCTTCCTTCTTTATATGTGGTACCCATAACCATAAATGTTCTGTCTAGTGTCGGCGCTACATTAGATGCACGAATCATTTTTCGTACAATCCATATCACATGATCATTATTAATGAGATCACTGTTATCACCAAACAATGTACCGCCGGCCGCTGAAAATGCGTGAGTATCGCGAGGTAAACACGGTCCGCCAAATCCCGCACCGGCCGTCATACACCAAGGACCAATTCTTTTGTGAATCGATAATGCTGCAGAGATTTCTTCAATGTTTGCGCCTGGATATAAATCACACATTTGTGCAACAGTATTAGTGAATCCAATTTTCATTGTTGCAAATGCATTTGCTGAAAGTTTGGTTAACTCTGCACTTTCATAGGACATGAAATGTTGTTTTGCAGTTTGGCATAATGTTAACAATACGTTAGCAGTATCATTGATTGTAATTGAATTACTACCGCCAATAATGTGTAACTCTGGATTACGTAAATCATATACTACCGTACCAAGAGCAATAATAATTGGTGTGTAGACTAATTTCCCCGGTGCGATTAGTGGAGAAAGTTTTCTACAACTACCTGGTGATAATGTACTCATGACAGCAATAATAGGACCGCCTGTTTCAGGTAAATCTAAACTACGAATTGCCTGTGCTACATATGATGAATCAAATGAACCATCAGGTAATGATGGTGTAGGTGTGACAATGAAGATAATGTCTTCAGTTAAATTCATTCTAGATGGATGAACAAGTGTAATACTAGTAGTAGTTTTTAACATTGTATCAACTAATGGTTCATTAATGTGTGATTCTTTTTTACTAAAAGAATTTCTCACATCTTCATCATTATCCCACACTGCAACACTATTATTGGCGTGCTGCGAAAGGGTTAACGCTAGTGGCAATCCGAGTTTTCCCAAACCCAGTACACCAATTCGTGTCATTAATATCCTCCAATTAAAAATAATGGGACAGACATAGTTAAATGTCTATCCCATTATTTTATCTTATTTAAATTGGCTGCCCTTGTTGCGCAGATAAAATTGCTTGTTTGGCTGCATCAGGCATCATTGCCCATACTTCCGGCGGATATCCAGCCGGCGCCGCGCTCGCGGCCGGCGCGCCATTCTGGGCAGCCGGTGCATTCGACGCGCTGGCGACGTATTCCGCCGCTGCCTGAACAGCCGCTCCCGGCGTTGGCGCGGGCGCGGGCGCGGGTGCCGGCGCTGCATAAGGCGGGGTCGGCGGCGGCGGCGGAGATACAACAGAAGGATTATCCATATTGGCCGAAAGCGTTTGCGGCTGTACTGGATCAGGAACAAAATTACTTGGCGTAAAGTTTTGTGCAGATGGCGGACCCATTACAGACGGAGAACTCGCTAATGATCCGGTTAAAACAGCAATAGACTTAACTTGATTCTGTACACCACCATTCCACTGCCGATGTTCAAGGGTAACTTTTGCACGCTTACCCGTAAGTTGCACCGCAATTGCAGAATGATCGTTGTTACCCAACTGTGTAAAGAAAGCATCATCTAAACCAAATGCCTTCATATTACGGAAGAAAATATTCAATGCAGTTGGATTATCTGGCACAATGACAAAATTGTTCGTAACATGCTTATTGGCATAAGGTCCCGTCAAACAACGAAACTTAACAACAATCATTGAATTTCCAGAAGATGCAACGGTTGCATCAGATTGCACAACTTCCATGTCATAATCGCCTTCAGGCCACGCGGCCCCGGCCTTCGCGTCCTGAAGTAATTTAGCAAAATCGAAAGTGCTAATTTTAATTCACTCCTTGAATCGGTGGCATAGCCGGCTGTCCATTTGTCGGCTGTGGAATTAATGGAGCTTGTGGTGTTGGAGTTGAGAATATAATTTTCATCCAATTCTCAATATCATGACCTGCACTGCCGTCTGCAGGAGTGTCAATAACTGAAATGCAATCTCCTAATCTTCCTCCAACACGTTGTCCTGCTTCAAATTTATCATCAGGAACAATGCAAACTTTCCTCACCATTTGTGTTGCCTGACCATTAGAATCTAATTCATATCCAATATAAAGAAAACCGCAAATGTCTACCCAGTAAGGCAATGACGTACTAATTTGTCCCTGCATATAGGGTACAAGTTTATTCACTTGATTAAGTCTAGTTTCGGAAATGAAAACAACACAACGAACAGCTATTTGGGGAATTAATGTAAGGTCACGAAATCCACGGATAGTAGCGTCCATTACTGATAATAGAACGCCCCAATCCTGAATTCGCATTGCGTCAGTACCTTTAAGATTTGCCTTACATCTGCGCTGAATTTCTGTAATACTATCAATAACTACAGACACAAACGGTAATGGCCATTGCAATAAATATTGATACACTAAATCAACAGTACGCCATTCACGAACATGAACAATACAGGCATCCCACGTTCCATCATATACTGGGGGAGTTTCATTTAATGGATCCCAGTATTTTTTTCGTAGTGGCACAAATCTCCAACTACCTTCAGCATCTAATACCAATACAGGTTGAGGAGCGGTAGATGCTAACGTTGATTTACCGCGTTTACTGTCAGCATGAATCAGAATTGATAAACGCTGATCGGTAGAAAACACTTGTGGAACTGCAACAGCAGTTCCGGTAGCTACTTGACCATTAGGTGTAGTCATGAAATCGACGCCTGTACTATAGCACTGCTAATCACTGAAAGAGGATCTTTATAGTTTGGTCCTTTTAAAGCTTTACCATCATCACGCATAATTGGCTGTCCATTTGAACTTAATTTTGACATGTTGGAATCACAAACTGCCTTCCATATTTTATCAAACGGAAGTCCAAATTCAACCATTGTTCCTAATACTGTCACTATTACATCAGCAGATTCTTTTGCGGCTGCGACTAAATTAATATCTGGTTGATCTAATTCTTCAATCAATTCATTTAATTCTTCACGCATCAATTTTTTACGTAACTGTATACGATTATACGGAATGTCATTTGGACGTGTAGATACTGGCATATCAAATGCTCTATGAAACTTAATGATATCTTCATAGTATGATGACATTAAGCACCCTCAACCCAACTGTATCGTGGTTCTTTTCTATCTTCATGTTCAATATATTTAACCATTGCTAATTTACCATGTAACTTTAATGCTGCAATTAATTCCTTTTGAGTTCCTGCCATATGAAAGAGAACTACTCCGTTCTGAGCAACTCTCCTTTCTTTTTCCTGCGACACCTATTCTCCATTTTCAATGAATCCATCATATCGTTTCAATGGATTCTCTGTGTGGTATAGACCTACAATTGCATCATCAACCCGAGAGCCATCATCAAATAAATTACATATAGAAAAGAAAGGACAATCGTATGAACAATTCTCTCCTGGATTTGGATATGCAATAGTCAGAGGATTAGCGCCCGCGTCCAACTGATCTTGAGCTGTGAGTATATCGCGAGTTGCACTCAGAAGTCTAGTCTTATATGCATCAATTTGATATTGATTATGTGTTACAGGAACTCGATCAAAGAATGGAGGATTAGCGGCACGTGTACGTTTCACTTTACGCAACATGTTATATAGAGCACCGTCACAGCGCTCTTGACCTTGTTCAGTATTCAAATACTCCAACAAATGATAATGCAACATTTGCGGGTTAAGATGTAGCGTTTTTCTTGGCATAGCAAAGTTTTGAACTGTCTTGTGATCCATAAATAAACGTACATTATCTGAGACACGAACAATACGAGCATCTAGTAAAGCAATTGCCTTTACTGGACGCATATCATGTTCGCGAATACTTGGTTTATAACCCATATCAACAGTGAGGTCAGCAGTAATAGCTGTTTCAGATGCGATTACTTTATAGTTAGAATCCTCTCCACTATCAGTAATCCATTCAATATAACCTTCAATCATGGCGCGTTCTAGACCAACGGCATCATTGAATTTAACTGACAATTCTTCTAACTGTTGTTCATCATTTGTTTGTGCAGCAATTTGTGTCCAGTCATCTACAATGGCACGTTCCAAGGCGTCCCGTGGATCAGTAGGAGTTTGTCCATCAGGAACATAATATGCTGCCAATGCACGATGAACCCTATTACCAGTGTCCAAAGGAGAAAGATAATCACGATAGTTAGATGTCAATTCCCTATACCACTGCAACCACCATTTACGCCTACACCGTTGCCACGTAGAAATCTCACTGTTACTGATTAATTTAATTCCATCACGTGGTGATGTTAATTCTTTGATTCCACTATCAAACGTAGCTTTTATCTCTTCAATTGTTTCGTCAGATGGATAGGCATAGTTTTCTTCTATCTCATCGGTTGATAATGTAACTTCAACATTGCTAAGATCAAATTCATTATTAGTAGAATTATGAACAAATTGATTTGATTCGTCTATATCTTCAGAGATATGCACACCATTAGCGCGTAATGCAGCGTCTAACCGCGCGGCGCGTTCATCTCCAGTTTCTCCTTTTTGTCTACCCTTTAGCACAGTAGGACTATTAGATTGGTCGTTATTATGCCTGCCCTGTCTTTTATCCCACAACTCCTGCAATTTTTTGATGATAATTTTTCGCTCACCTGGAGAACGAAAATCATTTTTCTTTTCAATGCGAGTAATGGTTGTGGATGTAGTAAAATTACAAAGATCATTCAACTGTGCAGGAGTAAGTCCAGCATCTAAACGTAAATTCTTTACCCACTCTCCAGTTAGTTCTTCTGGAGTATTGGGGAATTCTGTTCTAGCCATCTTTTCTCCGATGTAAACAAGGGCAAGATTTGTATGGTTGTGTCACAAGAGCTAAATGGCTATCAAGCTCTAGATTATTTTTAGCGCAATATTCTTTCCAGCTCTTTTTTCGCTTTTCATCATCACATCGATGATGATTACTTTCAGTACAAGATTTACAAATCATTTGGTTTCTTCTGTTCCTTCTACCTCAAAATCAATTTCGTATCCGCTGTCTTCTGCACTTTTTACGGCTTCAACAAATTGACTATCTGTTAATTCATCATTATCAACATCAAATCCATCAGGAACGGATATAATACCAGTAGTACTTACATCGGCACGCAAAAATACATTGATTTCTTTGCTCATCTTATTCTCCTAAATCATCTTGTGATCGAATTTCTTGTTCTCTTACATACAGTTGATTCAATTGTTGTTCAAGATCGTTTGGTTTGTGTAATTGCAATGCAATTTTATCTCGAGTAATTTCCTCGAGTTGTTCCATCTTCTGGTTTAACTTTTCTATTTGATGTTCTTCAATGGAATCTTTGGTAACAATGTCAATAATATTGATATTAGTATGATGTTCTGAACCGATACGATGTACTCTATCTTCTGTCTGAATTTCCTTGATTAATGACCACGAACGCTGTAGACGAATGAGTGTATCAGCTCCGGACATGTCCAATCCTTCACTACCCGACCTAATCGTGAATATAATCGCTTGTATAGAACCTGATTTAAGGTCTTCGGTAGCTTGTTGTTGTTCCGATGACGGAATACCACCAACAATAAGCGAATGCTTAATGCCTGCATCTGCCAAACATTCAGCAGCCATCTTAGCCACATCGGTATGTTCACATGATAAAACAAACCGACGATCACCAAGTTCACTTAATACCTCTTTAAGGATATCAATTTTATGTGAAGGTGTTTTTATTGTAACATCCCAAGTGGTAACATCATCGGGATCAATTTTATCAACATGAATTGAACCGGCAGCAAATTGCATAAGACGCTGACGAGATACTAATTTATTTGTTGCGATATACGTTTGTCCATCAGGTAATACTGTACGTAATTTACTGTCAACTTCTTTATACATTTTTGTCTGTGCTGGTGACATTGTAGCATACCGAGTTTGACGTAATTTATCAGGTAACTGCGGCAAAACAATTTCTTTAATCATCCTACGAAATCTAGGATCAAGAACTTTATATGCTTCACTTTGTGTGTCAGGACGAAATCCGATAATATCCATCCCTCCGAACGCATTAAATGCCATCATTGCATAGCGTTCAATCCATTTAGATTTAGTTGGATATTCATCAGGAGAAACAGCATGCATTATTGACCAAAGATGTTCTACATTATCTGGCGTTCCTGTGACTGCCCAACGATGTAAAGTTGACGCTGAATGTGCAATCGCCCACACAGCACGAGTTTGCTGTGATTTCGGATTGCCAATATGATGTGCTTCATCAATCACTACAGCTTTAAATGCAAATTGATTTAATTCTTTTGGATGAACTTGACATTTTGATTCTTTGATATCATCTCCATATTTCGGATCACACACCTTGCATCGTAATAAATGTGTTGATCCGAATGGAGCCAATCTACTATAACTTTTAACTGATTCATAATTAACAATGATAAACGGATTCGGTGCATCCAACGCTTTCTGTAATATTCGTCGACCATTTACCGTGCCTCCATCAATAACAAATGGCTGACAATTACTAAACCAATATGCAGCACGTTTTGCCCAATGATATTTTACTGAATTAGGACAGATAACAATAGCTGGTAATGCATCATAAGCTAACTCTTGTAAGTACTCCAGCATTTGAATAGTTTTGCCAGTGCCAAGCTGATCACCCAATAACCCAGAACCGGCTATATGTAACCATTTAACACCGACATTTTGAAATGGATATAATTCTGGATCATCACCATCTTGTGGCGGAATTTGAATCAAAGAACGTAATGCTAATGATGGGTCAATGCGTGTTGTTCGTTCTCCCCATATCCATTCTTTAATATCATCATGATAGGAAAGTTTATCAACGAACACACCACGTAATGCAACCATGGATGCCCATACTTTAGGCAATTTCCAGATTTTAAGTCTTGTGTCATATTTTGATCCTGGAATCAACTTAAGTAATTCAACTTCATTCCATGCAGCTTGAACCAACAAGTTATCTTTGTTGGTTGGATCAAGAAATGCATAAGCCATCGTTAATCCTTTGATTCTTCAATCAATTTATCGAATAACCGCGCTCTATTTGTCGCCATGGCAAATAATGCGTGACGTACAGCCATATTGGCATCATTCGCATCAGCTTGTTCCACCTGATTTGGTGTAACATATATACCCATCTTTTTTAATTCTGTAATATCAGCAATACTTCGTGCATCAGCTGGACCTTGCATAATTACTTTAACATTATGCTTAGTTCCTAATTGCTGAATAACACCAATCATTTGCTGTGCAGTAGGCTGATGTGAATGAGCACCGTGTCCTAAACTAACATATCGTTCACAGGCAATAATAACATTAGCTTCTTGTTTTACATAAGCCTCAAGAAAAGCATCTATATAAGACAATGCCCAATCAGAAGGACATTGTTTTACGTAGACAAGTACGGAGCCATCAAAAACTGCAATACCCGTAGAATCCCCTGGATCGATTCCCATGGTAATGTCCACTGTTTCATCCTTTTCAACAGGAGTCCTATGAGTATTGACCATAATATATTTTCTTTCTGTATATCTTCCTTGTACAATAAATCAAATATCGGATTCCATCCACAATCTTCAGAGTCTTGATAATAGGCAACACGTTTTCCTAATTCTAATTCAGTGATGTAAAAATCAGGCTGAGAAAATAATCTAATTATTACTTCTTCGTATTGTCGATGGGAATACAGAATATACACCACTGTATCCATCCGTGTTTCATCAAATAAATAGTGATGTCTTGTTCTGTCCAATTCTTTTTTAGTGCTAGTGTCCATGGAATCCCCCTACGCATAGATCTACAATTTGCGCGGTGGACCGTCTTGCCATCGCTTGAGCGATAAAATTTAATATCATTCATCAGAGTTTCCAAGTCCGGTCACAGTGCAAACACAGAAAAAACTTATATCCAGTGTGATCATTTATCGTTACTCTTATCCATGAAACACCACTTGTGTAGTCATGATGAAAACAATTATGTTGGATAAATAAACGTTTAATTCTGTTCATTGGGAACTTCAAGATAAGTAATTTCTTTACCTGCTTCTACTGCATAATCAATTTTAGCTTGCGTGCCTTCGCCAATATAACCATCGACGTTGAGGATATGAACCCTATCAGCAAGATCGATCTTACGCAAGTGCAGTTGAAACAAATGCTCTTTATCTTCTTCAAGCGGATTAAAAACACCAACTGATAAAACAACATAACCTTGAAGTGTCAACTCACTATTAGCTTTAGAATAAGCTCCCATAAATCGAGTTGATCCACAGAGGACAACAATTTCTGGTAGCGGTCCTTCTTTAAAATCAACAACTACATCATGATATTCATAGCAATCATCAGGTTCATGGCTAGTGGTATACGTGATTTCTTGGATTTCATTTACTGACATTATATATCCTTCACTTCTCCCCATTTATCTCCAACAGATACTGTTGAAGTAATAGGTACGCTGAGTAGATCTTTGTCGTTCATCACTTCTTTAATAGTGTGTATAGCATCATCAACATCTTCATTAGGAACATCAAAATCTATTTCATCATGCACGGGTAAAATCATGTAATCACCAAGTCCAGCAGCATCAGCCTCTAGCATTTTATATTTAAGTATTTCTCCTGCTGTTCCTTGAATCAGATAATTCAATAATGCATATTCTTTTCCTAGATCGGCAGTGTGTTTTCGCTGTGTCATGGGAGATCGTACATAAGCAATACCAGAATCAGCAGCATTTCTTCTGCTTTGTGCTTCAGTTTGATTTTGTAATCTTCTAATTCCAGGATATTGTTGATCTAATTTAGCCAAGAAAGCCGCTGCCGCTGCTACATCTAATTGTCCTTCAGAAGTTCTTATATCAGCTGTCCATGCAAATTTTTCAGCACCAGCACCATATGCCTTAGCGTACATTGCATTCTTAACAGGTTGGCGTCGTTCATCTTTCTTATTGATAGCTGAATCATCAAATATACGACGTGCCATAGAAACAAAGAAATCATCAGGAGAATTAAATGCATCAATTAGTCCAGCATCCCCGGACAAATGAGCAAGTACCCGCATCTCGATTTGATCGAAGTCAGCTTTAAGCCATTTTGAATTATCGCTAGAAATAAAACAATTACGAATGCGTGCTCCCTCTTTGGTCCGCACTGGCACGTTTTGTAAGTTGGGACTATCCATTGACATGCGACCAGTGCGTACTCCGAATTTTCCTCCAGATTCAAAGAGTGTTTTTGCCATACCTCCAACGGTGTTGATAGAGGGATGTATTCTGCCGTCCCGTTCAGATAATTCAATATAATTATGTAAGTATGTCGATACAATTTTCGTCGCCTGCCTGTGTCCTAAAACGGCTCCGGCTAACGGATGATTAACATGTTGAAGATATTCTTTAGCTACGGAGTATTTTCCCGTTTTTAAAGACTTATGAACTAGAGGAACACCAGCATTAACTAATGCTGCAGCAACTGAATCATTAGATCCCGGACTAAGATGATAGTATTCTTTACACCATTCTTCAACAAGTTGTTTATATTCAAGTAACTCATCATGGAATTGCTGTGTGTATTCTTTGTCAATACGTGTACCTTTGCGTGACATCTTTTCACAAATCCATGATACCGCGCGTTCTAATTCATAAGATTTTGGTGCTTCTGCTTTTACTGTAGGCCAAATGGCATTTTTCAATCTTACAGTTAATACGGGATCAAGAGCACCATAAATCCAATATGGTTCGTAGGTAATAGGAACTGTTGCCCAGGTCCACCCGCCATGTGTACCAATTCCATCATTCAATAATTGTTGTGCTGCGCCTGCGCGAGGATCAACATAACGTTGTGCTGCATTTTTTAATGCAAGTGATCCAGTTGATGATAAAACATGTAGCATTAATCGAGTATCATGAATTTTATCAATAGGAATATGAATTCCTTCATGTGCTATCATCGAACGGTCATATGTCATGTTGTGCATGACATATTCACCAGTAAATCTATTAACAACATTTTCAACAATTCCTCCCCAACGTTCAAAGGGAATTGCCCAGCCATGCATTTCATCACCAATTTGAACGAGACGTACTCGATCTTTATCTTTATCTAATCCAGTAGTCTCACAATCGAATCCAATTTCATCATGATTACCTAGCCAATCATGAAAATCATGAACATCTTCCATCGTCTCTATCAGATGTGCTTTTGCTTCATCTAATGGACGATAAGCTTGTTGAACTATAGTTGGCCTATCGTGCACTAATATTTTGTCAGTCATGTTTTAGTACAACCTGGAAAATGCATATCATTATCAAATTTATTGCTATGGTGAAGGTTTGCACCGCAACCTGAACATACAGTAGGATTTAATCCAAAGAATTTAGTACCTGATAACTTATTAGTTCTATCAGATTTCCATCGTGCCATCCAAATTTTTTCTAGGGCACTATCTAATCTACGAGAAATACGAGGCGATTGGATTCTAGTTTCCATCGTCTCACGAACTATTTTTAATAGTGTTGCTGCTTCTGGATCAGTCAATACCACTGTAATCTCAGTGGGCATTTTGTTCTACTCCTTCTGCAAATGAATTATTAATAGTAATCGTTAACGTAACTACACCTTCATAATTGGTATCAACAGCAGAGTCACCGTTATATATACAACCGTATTTATTGTACCAAGAAGTGTAGGAATTAACGATACCACGTAGCCAGATATGATCGCTTTGATCATTATCAATTAAATATTCATATGATTCAAGGTATTCAATAACGCCGGGATCGGCAGGTATTTTCATTAAATGAATTCCTAAATTAAAATGGGTCCGTTTACAGCCCGTCCGGACCAACGACGGTCGAGAACGTGAATCCGCGGATTCTCGCCTTCTCATTTACTCAATTATAAGACGAAGACGGCAGTAGACCTCTTATAGTTTTTCAATGACACGTGGTGCTTATGAAGTTTAAATCCGATGAAGGAGAGAGATAATATAATATTTATTCTCTCCCCCATCGGCACATGAATAATCCCGTGGGAGGTTATTCATATGTTATAACAGAAAATATTAGATAAATCACCAACAGAATCACATGAAATACGGGGGAATTCATGCGACCGTTCCCCGGATTAATCTAATATTCCTGACTTTGTTATTTAATTGTAGGAGAAAGCGGATAGAATTTTATGACAACAACGACAATAATTCTATCCGCTTTCCCGTCTTCAACAGGAGGTCCAGCGCCTGCTCTTTAAATCTATCACTATATGGACAAGATCACCAGCACTTTTTACGGAGTGCAGCTGGTCGTGATATTTCCATCACTTGTACCTTGTCCATCATCACCTGGTTTAATTCCATCATTCCAGGTCTGAGTATGGCAACCTAAAGTATACTGCCAAAGATAAGTGCTAATATTGATGGAACCAAAATAAGTTCCATTGGGGAAAAATTGCTTTACCCAATCAGTTGTACTAAATAATCCATGGCCGTCTTGATGTGTAGTAACCAATGAACCGTCAGGCTTATTGGAACTGGCGTAGAATTCTACTTTTCCGCCGCCTTGGAATGTTCCATTATATGCGTTATCAATTGCCCCACCTAAACCAGTGTTGGGTGCAGCATGACCGCTGACAGTTGTAAAAGTTCCGCCACTATCAACCAATGATGCGGTATAGAAATAACATTGCGCTGCACTTCCGCCACAATTACCAGCATCAACAGGATTTTGTCGAGTAACTGTAACTGTACGTGTCATATTATCAACTGCCCAGCCTGAGCTTTCTGGCCAATTAATAATTGATGTTTGTGCGGTTGAAGTTTCAGCAACAGCGGAATCGACACCTGGAGCGCCATTTCCTTCTGCCCAATTTACTCGCGTTGCCCATGATGAACAACCTGGATAAGTGTTTGTTCCGTCATAAACATAAAAACGACCGCCAACAAGTGCATGCGTAGAAGGATTTACACATCCCCACAATAGCGGTTTATCGGTGGATGCCTGCAATGAATGTGATGCATTTGCTGAACTACCGAAAAGCAATACTGCCATTCCAGCAGTCAATGCGGCGATACCAAGTACCGCCAAAATTCTCTTGAGTTTCACGTGTTCTCCATCGTAGTTGTTTCCTTATTCTTTTCAACTGCTGCACGAACAAAACAATCTTTTGCTTCAAGCAATTTACGTAATCCAACAGTAACTTCTGGACCATCGAATTGTTCAGCCATTCTCATTGCAATGTTTTTAAATGGTACGCTGACATATTGTAAATCTGCTGGTAAATGTGAATAATCAAAATGTCGTAATATCTGTGCTACAGCTGGATGTGCAAATTGATCAGCCATCTATTTTCTCCTTTGTTTTTATAAAACGTACGGGTAACGGGACTCGAACCCGTAAGTCCTTTCAGACAATTGATTTTAAGTCAATCGCGGTTGCCAATTTCGCCATACCCGCAAACCTATTAAATTTTAAATATTAAAATCCTCCAGCAGCAATTTCCTGAACATCTTCAATCAAACGAGAAAAATGTTTTACATATAGACGAGCAATTTTACCATTTGTTGTTCGACCATCAGTCGATGATACCATTGACTGCCAATGAGCCAAATCAACTTCTAATCGTGACAAAACTGTATCGGCACGAATACCTTGCCACTCACTGCCTTGTTCACGATTTGCAGTTAGAAAATAAACAGACTTATTGTTAATTTTTTTGATTGGTACAGTGTATCCATGTAAATCATCATTTGGATCACCGTTAAATGTACCAAGACGTAAACGCAATTGACGAATTACTTTGAATGCTCGTTTTCTTCCGGAACCATTGGATTCAAATGTATCTAAATTAAGAATATCACCTATTTGGTGGATATCCAATCCATTCGGTGATTTAACAAAAGCATCAAATAACTGAACAATTTGATTATCAATCTGATTAACCATTTCCTGAAATCCTTTCTAATTCTTTGTCCCAATCAACATCTGCTGTCACATCTGTGAGAGCAGTTTGAACTAGTTTTGCCAATGATACAACGCGATTAACAACGTCACGTAAACCATCAAGGAATGATTCATCAATTCCCTCAATATCAAGGGCGTGTGAATCCTCAAGCGCTTTAGTTAATGCATCTCGTGCACGCTGTAGATCACCTTCAACAACAAGAACTTGCACAGGAGTTGACTTTTTACGTAGATCACGGCGGGTTTGTTCAGCCTTTCGTCCTGCTGCAACAAATTTAGCCGATCGTTGAATTACTTCTTGTTCACGTTCTGGAGTAAAGTCTGATTCTATTTCACGTGCATCAGCAACAGTATTACGAACTCGTTCAATATCATCCTTATGTCGATTGCGTACATCATTAATTGATGTTCCTGTTGCTTTAGCAACTGCTGAAACAATTTCTTTATCAGCTTGTTTTACATTCTGCAAGTCGATAATATCCTGCAATGTCTGTTTCGACGCTTGAGCGTCGAATTGGACAAACTGGGCATAAGCAGATGCATGCTGACGAATACGTGTCTCACTGCGACCAACCGCATGCGCATATTCACTGAAACTAACACGGTTTGAATTTGATTCATCCAAAGTCCAATGCCAGCGAAGTTTTGCCAATTCATCGGCTGCCTTTTCCAGTCGATGATCTTCATTAATAATTTTTGCTGAGAGTGTCATTTTTTACCTTTTCTTTTCATGAAGTAAATAACCATAAAATAAATGTAACCAATAAGAAAAATAAAACAGTAATTAATATTGCTTTATCTATAGTATCCATTAAGCAATAATTTCGTTTGGTCTAATTTTTCTTTTTTCTAAAGGATGTTTTATAGCTGTTTCTGGATCATATTTAATATCTTGTTCATCAATTATTTCAGCTTGAACTCTGTAACCCTTTAAATCTTTAGTTTGAGAAACAACAAGCATTGCATATTCTTTTGTAGCTTTTAGGGCATCATCATGCTTTCCGCTAACAGAAGGATAAGATACCTCACGTGTAATAGTTTCAGTAATTCGTATAGTAAATTTTTTCACTTTGGACCATCTTCACATTCTTCAACTTCGCCATAGATAACAACTTTTCGACGTCGTACTTTTTCAATGACTCCAGGCTGATTATGATAAACCCACATGGAATCCCATGATCCCCACCAAATTTCACCTATTTCTTTTGGTCCTTTAATTCCAACAGCGCCTTGATTTACCCAGTCAGCAGTTATTAACCATCGTACACCAATTTCAAATTCATGTTCTTCTGCGAGTGTCCAACCGGAATCCCAAGATTCACACAATTTTCGTGCTTTCCATACCTTGTTAAAAATTTCATGCTCTTTATTTGAATGAAGTGGTCCATATACAGGCTCTGGATATGGATAAGGATTATCACTTCTCTGTTTTCCATCTTGAAATGATGTTGCTCCAGCGTATCGTGCTTCACTTCTACCATCATTATCGTTTTCCTGGGTGAGCATCCAGGTAAAATCTTCTTTTTCAATGTCAGTCATTCTGTTTCCTTTAGTTTTTCTTTATTTTTCTTATGTCTGTTAGATAAAAAATTTTCAATTCCATTTGCTACAAATACAATGGAAAAACTACAAGCAATAACTAGCATAGTAGTTTGACCATGAGATAATCCCCATATCATGTCATTTCCTTTAATTCCTTTTCATAATACATTCCTGTAGATCGTAACCATTCTCGTCTTACTTCAAGTGGAGCTTTTGCGCAAACGTGACATTCACCGGCTTTATTCCCTGGACGTGCACCACAATCTTCTGCACATACACACCTAGTACGTTTACCAACACAATACCAACATCCACGTTTACCGTTTTCATACATCGTTATTCCTTATCAAATTTTGGTGATACTACCATAATACTGCCATCATCCATTGTTCTGATCATCAAAAAATTTTTGTGAAAAACACCCATTTCATCATATTCAAGATATCCATCTGCAAATTGTTGCGGAGTAACAATAAGATAATTATACTTAATCTCATTGACGATTGGATCAGAATCTTGATCAATTATTTCATTATCCATTATGATACAGTTTTATCAGCTGGTCGAATAACAACACGCGAAAATGTTTTAATTTTATTCTTTGCCCAACTCTTTAAACGTTTACGATTCTTTGGTTCATTATCGTCATTACGATGTTTCCACCATTGATAAGAATAAAATCCAATTAACGCAGCATCTATTCCATAATACCACAACGGTCGATGTTCAATAATGTCTGCGCCAATGCCGACAGACACAGCAACGAGTCCAATAGACCAAAAAATTCTCCAATTAATTAATCTAAAAGCTAACCCCCACACCATGATAAAGAAAAGCATATCAGCTGTCGTATTCCAAAAACTTACTGTCATTTTATTTATTCCTTTGTATTTCGTCCATTTTCTCTCTCCATTTTGAATACCATTCAGTATACTCAGAAGATTTTGGACACAGATGACAACTATTCCACTCAACGCCGGCCCGGCAATCTTTTTCACAATTACATGGACAGCGTAATCCGCGACAGTAAGGACAACTATGATCAGGCTGAACTTTTTGTCTAAATTTATGGATCAGTTTTTCATCATCAAGTTTAAATCCTATTTTTTCATTCCTCAACCAACGCCAAAAATCAATCCATCGCGAGTATAATGGTGACATTTATGACACAGCCCGATCAATGTAGGCATTTTCCAAATCAACATCAAAACTTGCAGCTTGTGCTAACACTCGGGCGGCAGGCGGAGTTAAATAAGCAGATTCAGCATAGATGATTCCTTCACCATCACATGCTTCACAGGGATAAGTTTTATCAGAATTGGTTGAGATTGCATCAATATCACCCGCCGTGCCAGGCGGGAAAGACACGCGGCGCCGACCTTTACATACAGGGCAACGCTCGGGCGGTTTATTAGTTGCTTTGCGCGTCGTTAATGCTTCAACAACTTCATACGCAGAAATTACCCATTCGTAACTAGTACGTGTACTTTCTCCAGGTACAATGGATATTCCGGCGCGATGAATTAAAAATCGTCGTTGATCTTCAGTCTCACGAAAAATACGTGGTTCAAACCAACGGCATGCACTGCATCGTTCACTAGCAACAGCAAATTCATTATGTGCATGATTAATATGACGATGTCTATAGGAAGTACTAAATCCTAGAAATCTTCCGTCCAATTCAACAAATGAATTTCCTGCTGGTAACGTCCAATGTTCAGTAGTTCCAACTAAGTCTCTTTTTGGCAGTAAAGCCAAAACATCAGGGATAAGTTCAGTCATTTCACTTTCCATTTCATTATCATTAATCATCAAACTAATTTTCAGAAGATAAGTGTCTAACTAAAATGCTAACTACAGAAACCCATAGAGTTGTTAGACACTTATCTCCCATTAATCGAGTATCCTCATTGTTGCTTCCTATATGGACTTGGTTATCGATCGGTTATTGTTGCCACGTAGAAAGCAATAACTCGATACCACAAGCTTAACAGATTTGACTCATGCGTGCGCGTGCGCGCGCGGAGTAAGAACAGCTCTAGCTAGATGATCATGGAGTAGGCGCGGCGCGGCGCCTATATTAGCCCGGTTGGGTGAGGTACGATACACATCTGTAGCGCGGGTCAGCGCAAAGGGGGATTTAGGGCAAATCAATACTTTTTACATGATATAGGAATAACGAATTGCGTAAATCAATTTGCTTAGAAGAAAGCAAATGAAAATGATTGCTAGCTTTGCTTTGCTCAAAATCAATAACTAAATTGAATTTTAGGTTAAATACTATAGGAAATTTGATGTAAGAAAAGAGTGAGTTTATGGCTTTAGCAGAATCATTTACAGCGCCTAATGTCGATCCAGAAATGGCATCAGAGCACTTACAGATTTTACATGGTAGTGCACAAGGATTAATTAGTCTTGTATTATTAGGAAGTGAGAAAAGGGAACGTCATTGTTTCTTTTCAACTGATGATATTGAAGAAACATCATATGAAGATTCACAGTATGGATTACAGGATATAGCTGGAGAGCAATGGAATATTTATATTGCTTGTTCTACATTTAAAGAACGACCAGAAAAAGGTAGAGGAAATAGGGATAATGTTTTATCCATTCCGGGTGTGTGGGCAGATCTTGATGTAAAGCCTGATACGGAAGGATTCTTTCATAGTACTGAAGAAATTGATCGATACATGGAATTGTTGCCACAACCGACAATTGAAATAACCACGGGTAGTGGGGGAAAACATTTATATTGGCTTACACCGCCTGATCATCCTTTGTCTGCTATTGATGGTTCAAAGTTACTAATGCAGTGGCGTGATTTTTTGTTGTATGAAGCACAAGGATTATCCATTGATTTTGTGCAAGATTCAGCGCGTATTATGCGTCTTGCTGGCACACTTCGTTGGCCTAAAGGAACTGATGATCATATTCAAACACCGCGTCTCGTAGAGATTAAAAAAGTAGGTCCGCGTTGTGATGTTAAGGAATTACGTTTAATCAGTGCATTCGCACACCAAAAAATGACAGTGTTGCGAGAACAACAACATGCCGAGCGTTCAGCAATAGTAGGTAAACGGCATGAGGAAATGGAAAATCAAGGTGCAGATTTAAATTTATATAAAGCAGCTGTAGGTCGATTTAATGCATTACAAGATTGGGGTTCATTACTAGAAAAAACAGGATGGACATTACATTCTGATGAAAGAGATAAAAGTGCACACTGTCGTTTTTGGATTCGTCCAGGTAAAGGTTTAGGTGCGTCTAAATCAGCTGCAACAGATTTTATATACTCGGATGGAATACCATTCTACGGAATGACGATTTATTCTAACGATCCGTCAATGGAAGATATTATAGAGGAAAAAGATTCTTCAGAACACGATATTTGTTCAAAATGGAATTATGCATTAAAACGTTTGTTTAATAATGATGAAGCTGATTTGTATATGACCGTTGTTGAAAATGGAGGAACATTATGAATTATAATATCAACACGGTTAGAGTTTTGGTATTTGGTAATAGCGAATGACAGCGGCAGAGCATATGACAGACCGCAAAGAACGTATGGCTGCTGCTAATCAACGTGCATCAGAAGAATTACATATTAATGAAACTCCTACGGATTCAGGTAATGCTTATCGTTTTGCTCGGTTATTTAAAGATAAAGTTAAGTATGTACCAGAGAAAAAATCATGGATTATCTGGAATGGAAAACTCTGGCAATATGATAAGTCTAATCAAACACTGGACATGACACTAACAGTCTGTACCGATGTAGATAATTATCTTTTAGAGATATCAGATAAAAAAGAAAAAATTGAATGGACTAACTGGGCTAGAACCTCTAAATCACTGACACGTAGAAAATCAATGCTTGAATTAGCAGCCACACTACGTGAAATTGTTGTGTATGAGAAAGATTTAGATATTCATCCTTATTTGTTTAATTTCGTTACGTGCACATTAAACTTTGAACCACCAAGGATTTGTTTTTCTCATAATTCTGATAATAACATCACTAAAATTTGTCCAACACCCTATGAACCAAACGCTAAGTCTAGACTTTTAGATGAATTTCTCGATCGTTTTATGCCAGACAAAGAAGAAAGAATTTGGAATTTAACATCATTAGCAGTAGCGGCGTTTACTGGTCGTAACATGGAAAGAAAATTGTTAATGTTGTTAGGCCCGTCATCCACTGGTAAGTCTGCATTAATGGAACTTATGCAAGCTTCATTAGGATATGATTACACGGCAGCAGTTAATGCCTCGGTATTTCGCGGAAACATGGATGATAAACCACGTCCGGATTTAGTGCGTGCCAGCGATTCTCAATTTATTATGGCATTTGAAGCTTCTGAACAATGGGATTTACATGTAGATCACATAAAAAGAATGACCGGCGGAGATCCACTTGTCATGCGTGGAATGAAATCAGATTCCATGAAAGAAAGGATAGCAAAATTTACTCCTTGCATTATCGCCAACGTACCACCCAAAATTAGAGGTTCTGATAACGCCATTCGTCGCAGGTTGCATGTTTTGCTGATGGATCAAACCGTAGATCCCGTAGAAGATGATGGTAAAAAACGTATTGAATTAGTTAATAATTTAGAGTGTCGCATAGCATTTATCGCTTTACTAGTACAACTATATGTGGAGTCTGACGGAATTTTGCCCATGAATGTCCCGCCTCGTATTGCTGCAAAAACAATGGAGGTATTTGCTGCGCTGGATTCAGTTGATGAAATCATTAAAATGTTGATTGAAGAAGCTATTATCATCCATGACACAGACATCCCTGCCTCGCATTGTATAAAAACAATGGATTTACATAAGGCTATATGCAAAATTCTCAATAGTCAGCACATTAGAGATGTGCCAGGATCTAAGCATTTTTCGCAAAGAATTCAGGAATTAGGATATGAAGTAAAAAGTAGCGGCGGATCACGTGTTGTTGGATATCGCCAAGGAGATAGTTTTTACGCTTATATGATGTGACAAAAACACGTAAAATTTTAGATATCTGATATTGAGAACGTCGAGTTACATTGTGGTTTTTGGGTAAAATCCTTGTAGGTTTGGACGCGAAAAAGGCTTCTGATCGCTACAGGCAAACCTACAACAAGATCAACTTACTAATGTTTGTACTTTGGGGTTGGGATGGATATTACTCAAATGATATTACTTAATGGATATGACTAGATGAGTATGAATGGATGGGTGGGATTTTGGCGGTATGTTGATAGATGGTGAGGGGGAAAGCTACAAAATGATCATGGGTCTGACCTGCAGTTATATATGTAAACTCTCTATTTTGTAGGTTTGTAGGTTTAGTAGTAGTAGTAGAGGTACATATAGAGAATTAGAAATTAAACACGCGGTTAAATACGCGTTTATACGTGATAGAGGAATGTACGTCATCTGAAACCTACAAACCTACAAAACGATCTTGGAGGGATGTGGATCTTGAGGAAAAGGTAGCCAGGACCTCTCCCAAGTCGATCATGAAAACTACGTCGTTAAAGATCTTGAAAAATAGATTTATGCAATCTTTGATATTCAAACTTTCATATTTCAACTTTCATATTCAAACTCGCATTAAAATCTGAGACTATCGTTTCTCGCATATCCTATATTCAATATTCTATCTTTACTATCATGAAATGGATTTATCTGGCGAAAATAACACAGCTGTCATCAGTGGTACACTAGATTATGTAGAAGTCCATCCACGTAAAGGAATTTAAGTATCATGACCGGTTATGTTCAATTAACTAACGCTGTTCTCACCGAAATTGAAAGCGCAATGTTTGGTAAGAATTACAGTAGGCGAGATTTGGCAAACGCATCTGGTATTAGCTATCCGAATATCACAGCTATCTTGAGTCGTACTCGCAAACAAATGCGTATTAGAACTGCAGTGAAATTGTTTAATACACTAGATCTCGTGTGGTCTGAGAATGATGCACAATTTGTTTCACACAATAAAACAACACCAGTGGTTAACGATGACGATAAACCGTCATTTACTTTCCCTATTTCTACTACTGTTGGTAATTCACACTTCACTTATACACCGATCAGTGATATTGTACGGCGTGCATTGCCTACCCGCATCTATGCATTGAATGATGTTAACTTTGCACGTGTAATTGAATACATTAATGATCTATTAGATGAGCAATACAAGTAAGATATATAAGGCTTATATACTTACATACTATTCGTTATTTGGACCACATTGATTTGACTATATTGATTTCATGGGTATGTTAATGCGCTGACATATGCGCTACGCTGTGCGCTGTGGCCCTCTCAGCCGGTGCACAGCGCGCCTACGTTGAAGCACGGCGCCGCCGTGTGCATCCCGAGCTTTCTCCCACCCGCAAACCCACGGGTAAACAATGGGAAGTTGATATAGAGGTATGGTTAATGGCTATGGAGATTGCTGATACTAAGAACATAACACCGTGGGATGCATTGCTATTGGCTGTGCGCAGGCGTGCTGCACGTGTGCAGTGGGTTGACAATGTTATCACTGAGATAATCAAACAACACATTGATTCAGATGGAGATCCGAACATACCACCTGATGAAGTGAAGCCATGGTTAATGGAGTCACGTAAAGAGGAACAGCTAATGGTTCGCTCTGCTAAGTTGGCTATCGATGCAGGTGTAGCAGAGGCAGTAGTGAGAAGGCTAGAGATGGAGGGCAAGGTAATCACTGATGCATTAGTAGCAGGACTTGACTCACTAGAGTTAACACCTGAACAAAGGATGACTGCACTATCAGTGATGCACAATCAATTAACCGGTGGATTCAATGGCAATAATGATGATGGTAATGTAATTGATCAATGATAATCAAATATAAATAATAATTATTATTTATATTTATTTATATTTAATTATTAATTCATTAAACTAAGCGACTAAACTTGATGTATATCAAGCCATCATAAATAACATTGTTGTATACATATAGTTTTATTTTGAATCATATACACATCATAAACATTTAACAGATGAAGTAGCTTGATAAGTATGGACAAATTCTATAATCATAATCATCTATGATTATGCAGCTATTGGCCTCAACTGGTATAATCCATTGTAGACAGTAAAAATCACAAAAATTCAATAAAATGAATAAAATCGCTTAATATGCTTAATGTCCGATAAACTCGAGAAAAATCGGATAAAAATAATTAACCGACTCAAAACGGAACAAACTGGACACAGTATACCACTCCATCTGTTTTCCCAATTTTCATTTTATCCAGATTTTATTTCTCCAAATCATTATCGTTATCATCTAAAGGAATTCAATCATGATGGTGGAACCTCGTACATATCAATCTAAGATTGTCTACGATATTCAAGCTATCCAATATACTGGTGAACCTGAGAATATTGAGGCAATTAAAAAATTTGTTGGTGATAGGGATAATGGTGATTGTCTTTTTATGTTGCCATCTGAGATTAATGGAATATGGAGAGATGCTCACCTGTGGTATGACCGGTTTCAATATTGGGTAAGTGTAAAAAAGAATGACTGGATTGTTTTCGATCAAACTACTTCTGTTTTCTATCATTCAACGCCGAAAGAGTTTTCCATATACGAGGAACAGAAATAGACATGATGATGGGATCATTAAATGACAAGTAGAAATCACAACTTGACGGATATTCTTACTGGCAAGATGATTCCCCCTGATTTTATTAATCCTCAAGGCGTTAAATGGTGGCAATTAGATGAAAATAGTTATAACTATGAACATGGAATTCCTTACCTGGTGGACTCTCCAGAACATGGTAAGGAATATGTGATTGTTGAAAATAACACAACTAACAAAAATAATAAAACCAGCAAAACTAACAGTGTTGTTTATGTTACCGACAGTTTGGAAGCTCTCTATGTGAAATTGGATCAGTTTGCTGTGGTATATGCCTTCAAAAATAATTACGGGACTGGATTAAATGACGACGATAATGACGACGATAATGACGACGATAATGACGAAAATTAAGACTAATACTATTATGAAAACAAGTAATAATCAATGGGCGATGGAAACTATCACTGAAACAGCAGCAATTAAAATAACTCCGCTCTGCTATTCGGTTTCTTCATTATCTAATGTGCACACTATTCCGGTGGCCGCGGAGTACGAATGGACATTCATTGATGGTGATATTTATTATGCTTGCGCGGAATGCTGTGCGCGGTGGCGGGAAATGGTAGCAAAACACAACAACACTTCTATCATCAAATCTATCAGAACTATTCGGCCTATCATCGGACTAGACCCCGTAATCATTGGAGATGTTAATGACTGAAGATACAGGAATAGAAGAAATGGAAATTTCCACTGACGCTAATCCGACGGTAACTGGCTGGGCTCCGCCGCCAGAAATTGATGAGAATGCTGATGTTGCCGAATCCGGCTATATCTGGGCGGTGGAACTTCCTTATTTTGATTATGAGTATGGATATGATGGTGATATCTGGACTACGGAAAGAATGTTCCGCACACGCAAACAGGCAGAAGTATTCGCTAATGCTTGGAATGCGCGTGTTGAGTTGAATAAATTATTGGATGTTAGAAATTCTCGGGAAACCTCAACTGCACGGGTAAAAAGTTATCGTGTCGGCGGGCGTGATATTAACACTGAATCCGTCGAATCAAACAATGATGAAATAAATTACAAATAATAAGGAATAGAAATTAATCAATCAAAATAATGAGGTAAATGGTGGACACTAAATTTACTGAACCAGATTATAGGCATATCTTAGATAACGCAGGATTTGAAAAGAATGAATCTACTGATGATTATGAATATAATTTGTATATCAAAGCGTGTCAAGCTGGATACAGCGCATCCATCTTACAGATTGATTCGTATAAGAAACACTTAAAAGCTGCATGGGAATTGTTGGAACGTCAAGGGTGGAAACCATTTGGTTCTCATGCTGCAATGGAGAATGTTCCGCATTTGCAGTTCAGTGATCAAGTTGATGAGGTCGGCGATCCTTATTTTGAACGGATTGTGTGATTGTTGTGGCTGAATTTGCTGTTATTACTGAAATTCCTGCAGCTGAAGACGCAGGTAATTTGGCATGCTCGTTTGACATTTTCACTGTTGTTGAGGAAGGATTCCCCGGAAGGTGTGAACGAATTTCTCTCAATGCTGCGCTTAATCTTCGTACTAAGGTATTTGAATTAGGCGAGATTATTATTGTTGATGAAGACGGCAGGGAAATCGGCGGTGCACAGCGTAAACCCAATAAGTGGTTTGTGACGTGCGAGTATTTTACTACACTCAGCGAGGCAATCTATAAATCACAACAGATGTGTCAATGACTAGATATAAAGTACCGTTTAAAACTTCAGCTTTTACTTATGTTACGGTACAAGCTGACTCCCTAGAGGAAGCAACAGAAAAATCAGAGTATATAAATGAATTTCCTGAATTATGTGCGCAATGTGCAGGAATGTTCAATTTTCGTAATGGAATATTACATTCTGGTGTAGAACTTGCCGAATGGGAACTAGATGGAGACATAGAGGAATCATGAAAATCAGAAATAAAGAAACAAAAAATATTGCATGGTCGGACAGGTTTAATGAGCACGGTATCGATGAAATTATTGTCTGTTTTCCTGACGGTGATATGTCATCAGAGTACATTAGAGATTATGAAGTGCAATTATCTAATGATACTTGGGTAGATATGAAGAAAGCTTTTTCTGATAAAGATTTAATTACAGATAACTACGATAGATATTTTCTCGAGCCTCCTACTGAAACAGACCGTCAACGGGGATATGTGTTTTAAATATGTTGTCTAATTTTGCAGTGTGTCCTAATTGTAAATCGGAATATCCAATTTTTCATAGCCCAGTCGGAGCACTTCATACATTGTGTGACAATTGCGGTTGGACGAACAATGATATGAATAAACAAGAAGCACTAGAAAATTTTGCTAATGCAATTGGAATTCCATATAAAATTCTCGCTAATAAGAAAGATAATAAAATGATTGAGTACATTACCGGCGGTAGAGCATCAGGAAAAACATACAAGGCAGTGCAATGGTTAAATCAGGATCCTAATAAAAGGATTATTATTGTTCCTAATTCAGAGATGGCTGACATTATTATAAACCAATATGCACTATTACCAAAACAAGTTATGTCATTCGCTTCTTGGAAAGATATACATAATGGACGTGGTATGAAAAAAGAAGTATGTATTGACAATGCTGAAATTATTTTGCAGATGCTACTTGGTGGTAATAAACTTTCTATGATTACATGGTCTCGTAATGAGTAATTTTCCTGAATCTTTTACTGTTAAAATTAATTTTAGACGTGATGGACAAGCTGAAAATGTTAGTTATGTGCATGATGATTGCGAGTATGAATCTATATCATTTCCAAAGGACCAAACAGTTTCATCATTAATCAGTAAACACTATCATCATATGACGAATGATCATCAGTTGAGACCTGAACCATTGTGTGATTATTATTTGTCAGAAGTAGGGGTAGATATGACATTAAAAGTTTATTGTTATTTAGAAAGAAACCATGATTCTGATCATCAGTTTAAAGTGAGGAAACAAGATGGTAGATCTTATTAATCATCCACCGCACTACGGTAATCACCCCAGTGGTGTTGAATGCATTGCTATCACAGAACATATGAATTTCTGTCTTGGAAACGCTATCAAATATATTTGGCGCGCTGATGAAAAAGGTAATGATATCGACGATTTGAAGAAAGCTGCATGGTATGTTAATAGAGAGATTGAACGTCGACTAAGTGCAAATTCTGATGATTACACTCATACAAAAACAGTTTTAGAAGAATTTGTAAAGCATATGCGGGAGAGTAAATAATGGTAAAATTTCGTGTTACTGCTATCAGAGAATATGAAGTAACACAAGAACAACTAAAAAGAAATTACAAAGTAGAATCATTTAAAGAAGGTGCACGAATAGATAAAGAACAATTCATTAGCGATCCCTACTTATTGATTGATTCATTTAATGATAATATATACCATGATTCACCACTTATTTTTCATGTAGATGTATTACCAGATAATGAAAATGAAAATTATCCTGGTAAACATAGAAAGGATGATCGGTGTATCATGTCATGGAATGGCGTGTGTGTTAATGCTGATCATGAACACGAACCGAAAGAAGGATCAGAGTAATGATTTTTTATTCATGGTTTCTTAGTTGGAAAGAGCGGAAAGTACAAAAGAAAATTGATAATGTTCAAGAATCAGAGCAATCATCGCAAACAACGGAACAATCAACTGATGAAGAATATCTTACATGGTTTAATCAATTTCGTTTAGATCATGAAACACGTGAATGGGATATGAAGAAAACTCCCGGAGATAATGAATATAGAATTCTTAAGGGACGCCGAGTTCCTAGGCATCGTGTAATGGAGTGAGGAATATTTATGAAATGGAAAGGATCTAAAAATTTTAGGGAGCAATTAGCACAAGCAAGAAAAGATGCAAACAAGCCTAATGATTTTCAGAAACTTATGGCTGTATTAATAAACATTAATAATAATTTATATGCAATATCCATGAATACAAAAGAACTTATTGATATGTCGAAAGAAAATCGGGAATTATGATACATATCAGCATTCTAAGTTTTATCGTCATGATTGTTCTGGGATGGTTTGTTGTTCCATTTGTGACGATGATGACCAGAGAACAAATTAAAGATCTTAAAAAATATACTAATTCATGGAATGATAAAAAGAAAAAGCAACTTGGTGAAATAGATGACATGATATTTATCAAAGAAATTACCAAAGAAGATTATGAGGAACTAAAAAGATTTGGTTGGGAACCAGCAACGTATACTAAAAAATATCTTGATAACAAGTTTAATCCTAAACCTAAAACTGAACAACCTTACGATATTGCACAATTTATTGAAAAAACCTCTGATCGTAAAGGTAACGCTTATTCAACTGTGTATAAGACTAAATATCCTGAGGGATTTATTTCTATTCCATCAAAGTTATCAGAAAAAACAAAATTAAAGTTTATTCAAGAAATGTCTAAACAACAAGATATGAGTTATAAAGAATTAATTAAGAGAGCTGATGAACAAATAAAACATGGAGAGTATTATATGTTTATGGAATATGGTAATAAAAAGAAGACTGATTGACGTTTATCACACGCACGTGTTATCCTCCCGCTACTGGACATAGTTTTAATTAACATCCTAATTCGGTGAATGTCGGGAGATATAGGCATGGCACTTGTTGATGTTTATGATGGTGCGTTTTTCCATGCTATGTCCGGCGTACCTAGTTCTGTAAAAGCTATTATTGGATATGTATCTGGACCAAGCGCAACTAATATTTGGTCACATTCAGAAGCTCAAGCTGTGCGAGATAGTGGTCGTGAATTTTGGGCAATTGATGTTCCTAATCAAGGATCATTAGGCGGAGATGATGGAGCTGCTTCAGCAAACAGAATGATAAATGTTTTACCATCATTTAGTCATCCAAAACATTGTCCAGTGTTTATGGATATTGAATATAATGCATACATGAATAATCCTGCTGGAGCTGATGCAGCTGTTGCCCGATTCAAATCAACGATGAATAATGCGGGATATCCCAGAGCATTTGGATATGTCCCGCTTTTTGTTGGTTATGGTTGGGGAGCACGGTATACATATAACCGACCAAGCGCATTACCTGATGGCGTTATTGGTTGGCAATATGAAAATGATGCACGCGGCCATTCAGGTTGGGATGCTTCTGCATTTGATCCATCATTGTTTGGAAGTAATGATCCGCCGATTAATCCAGACCCGCCGGCAACTTATACTTTGGAGGATTTGATGGCTAACATTAATTACGTTTGGTGGTTTGGCCGACTAACTGATCCGCCAAATACCATTTATGCAATCAATGCATTGAATGGTACGTATTTCTCGCCGGGCACTGCACATAACATTTCAGTGTTTAAAGAACGTCTTACTGCAGCGGGAATTCCATGGAAAAGTGTTCAGGTAGATATTGAGGGGTCAATGACACAATTTGGTATATTAGTTGATGATGCATAATGAGCACCAGCACTTTTTACATTTGGGTCTGTATAGACTTATCTGTTATGGCGTTCTATTCACTTGTTAAATTGATTGCACACCTTAATCGGTAATTGATTATGGTAGACAATACACAAGCTAATAGAGTCAGAAAAAGAACTAACATACGTAGTCTTATTGAAGAAGCTTTTCAGTCTGGACAATCCATCTCATCTGTGATGGATTTTTACGGAGTATCATATAAATACTGCTTAGAAATAAAGCAAACAATGGAGCGACTTAACTCACATAAGTAGGATAAATGGCAACCGCTGATTTTAGCGATTACTTCAATCAGGATACCTTTATTGGGCCTGATAATAATATGCTTGGTGGAGAACTTGAGTTAAAGTCAAATATAGCTCCCATTGTAGAACAGAAGAAATATGTAAGCAGTAAAACAGAATGGAAACCATTACCGCATCAGATTCCACCAACTGATGATAACTGGTATGGCATATTTCTTCTTGGCGGTCGCGGATCAGGTAAATCTGATTTCTGTTCTAATTGGATTGTTGAACATGTAAAAGGTCCACCATGTTTGCATGGTCCAGCGCCACACTGGATTAATATCATTGCACCGACTTTAGGTGATGCTGCAACATCATGTTTTGCTGGACCTTCTGGAATTAGTGCACATGATCCGACAGCGGAAATGCTACAAAAAACCGGCGGTCTGATTGTTCGTTGGCCTAATGGTAGTCAAGCAAAATTATTAGGTGCACGTGAAAAAGACGATATTGAAAGACTTCGTGCTGCTGGTAATTCATGTGCAGTTTGGCTAGAAGAATTTGCTGCATTTAAATATATGCAAGATGCATGGGATCAAATGCGATTTGGTTTACGTTCTGGACCTCACCCACATTTTGTTGCATCATCTACGCCGAAACCTAGACCATTAATTAAAAAAATAGCTGCAGGTGGTTATAATAATATTATTGTTCGTCATGCTACTATGTATGATAATCCACATTTGGCAGAATCATTCAAAGAAGCTATTGAAGAAACTTATGGCGGCACCACCTTAGGTGCACAGGAATTGTACGGACGTATTGTTGAACAAGATGAAAATGCTCTTTGGAATAGAGATGTCATTGAACGTCAGCGTAGAACTGTTGATCAAATTCCTTATCTAAAAAGAATTGTTGTTGGTGTTGACCCCTCAGGCGGAGCGGGTGAACAGGGTATTGTTGTTGTTGGTTCTGATGTTGAAATACGTAATGGAAAACCCGTCAAGGTTGGCTGGACATTAGCTGATCGCACGGTGCATATGAAGCCGGAAGGCTGGGGACGCGCGGCTATTCGTGCAGCTATTGACTATAATGCTGATTGTGTTGTAGTTGAAACTAACTTTGGTGGAGATATGGCAGTGTCCACATTGGTTACTGCTGCTGAAGAATTAGATGCATCAATTCCTATTAGGACAGTGAAAGCATCTAGAGGAAAGCATCCACGCGCAGAGCCCGTATCAATGTTAGCTCAACAAGAGCGTTGGTATTTTGGCGGTATGTTTGAAGAATTAGAGGATCAACTTTGTGTCTGGACTCCGGAGTCTGATTATTCACCAGACAGACTTGATGCAATGGTATGGCCGGCATGGTATATGAAATTAGTTTCTACTTTGTTTAGTGCAACTGGTAAATTTGGCGGATCAGCTATGGCAACACGTTCTATCACTGGATCTCGCCGCGATGGAATTGCTGAGTTACGTAGTATCAATTAGGGGGACCAATGTATTATGACTACAATCAAAACAATAAATTATAAAGAGAATGACCTTGATAAGATTAAAAAATATTTTAAGGATTTACAAACAGACGGCGAACATGCGACACTGTCTGAAGTGGACGCCATTTTAGAATCGGCGCAATTATGTTGGCCACACTCAGCCGATCGTATGACATTTATTGATACTGTACTAGATTTTCGTTCTATTCTCACTACATTAAAAGGAATTAGTTAATGATTTCTATTTGTTGTCCTACGCGTAAGCGTCCACAAAATATGAATAGAATTATTACCTCTGCTGAACAGACAGCGCCAAATGGCGGATTTGAATTTGTGTTCTATGTAGACAGCGATGATCAGGAGAGTATTAACTTTCCATTATTGACTGATCATCAAAGAATTATTGGTGATCGAATTGTACTTTCTGAGATGTGGAATGTTTGTGCTCGTCATGCTAATGGTGATATTTTTATGCATTGCGGTGATGACATTATTTTTCGCTCTCCCGGTTGGGTAGATATTGTTGAGAGAGTTTATAATGAAGCTGTACCAGATAAAATTGCTTTAGTTCATGGTGATGATGGATTATGGGGAGCATCGTTTGGAACTCATTGTTTTGTATCTCGTACTTGGGTTGATGCGTTAGGTTATTTGTGTCCTCCGTATTTTTCTTCAGATTGGAATGATACATGGTTAAATGAATTAGGTAATGCACTTAATCGTCGTTACTATTTCCCTGATATTGTTACAGAGCATATGCATCCTGTTGTTGGAAAAGCAGGTTGGGATGAAACACATCTAGATAGACAAGCTCGCGGTCTACGTGATAACGTTGATGAAATTTATAAATCACCAGATATGGTAGAAGCACGTAAAATAGATTACGAAAAACTCTTGAAGGTGATTAATGACAACCGTTCCTAAGTGGACTATTCTTATTGCCACATTGGGACAACGACGTACAAAATTTGAACACTTGATGATGGAATTACTTCCACAGGTTGATAAAGTAAATGGATTAGTAACGGTACATGCATTCTGGAATAATGGTGAACGTCCGTTATCCTATGTACGTCAAGATTTATTAGAAAGTGCTGAATCAGAATACGTATCTTTTGTTGATGATGATGACGGTATACCTGATTATTTTGTTTCTAAGGTATTACCATTATTAGATGGTGTTGATTACATTGGTTGGATGATGCAGTGTTATGCAAGTAGTGTAAAGCTTAATCCAACTGAACATAGTTTGAAACATAATAGATGGTGGAGTGATTCTGTTGGCTATTATCGAGATCTTAGTCATCTAAATCCAATTAAACGAGAAATTGCATTATTAGTAAATTATAAAAATACAAGTCCTCCAGAAGATGCTAGTTGGGTAGAGCAAATGAGAGGAAAGGTAAATACTGAACATTTTATTGATGATATTATGTATTATTACTATTCAACATCTGATTCAACTTGGCGCGGTGGAGATTCTATAAATAGACAACAAACATTTCAACGCGCTAATATTAATAATTCAAATTTTAAATGGATTGAATAAATGACTATCTTATTAACTGGCGCTGGTGGTTTTGTAGGTAGTCATGTGTTAGAATCTCTATTAGCTAATACAGATTATGATATTATATGTACTGATTCTTTTAATCATAATGGTAGTATGGATAAAATTGTTGATATTTGTAAATCTCGTTCAGCTTTTGATAGAGTTGAAGTAATAACACATGATTTAACAGTGCCATTTTCTCGAGTTCAGAAATTAAAAATAAAAGAGTCTAATTATATAATTAATGTTGCTTCTAAGTGTCAAGTAGATGAAAGTATTCATACCCCTGAATCTTTCATACTTAACAATGTTAAACTAATTGTTAATATGCTAGAAACTGCAAGAGAGTTAAATTTAACATCATTTATACAGATGTCAACCGATGAAGTATACGGACCACATGAACCAATTAGACATAATCCATCTAGTCCGTACTCAGCATCAAAAGCTGCACAAGAAGATATATGTAATTCATATTTTCGTACATTTAAAATTCCAGTAACTATTATCAATAGTTGTAATCTGATTGGAGAAAGACAAAGTAATTTAGCTTTTGTACCTCAAGTAATCAGTAAAATTCTCGATGAAGAAACTATTTCCATACATCAACATAATGGAATTATTGGAAAACGTAATTATACTTATGTTAAAAACGTATCTAACTTTATTTCATATTCAACATTAAATAGACTATATCTTCCCATAAGAATTCCACTGCAGGGACAAGTAACTATTGATAATTTACAACTTGTAAAACACATATCTGCTATTATCGGTAAAAAATTTGAATACAGGTTAGATGATGTTGCACACATACGGCCTGGGTATGATGTGAAGTATGATGTACTTCCTTATGATAAAAGGTGGATTCCAGAAATAGATTTTTATGGAGGTTTACAGTACACAGTAGATTGGTTTATGGGAAACAAGGAATGGTTATAGATATGAAAGAAAATTTTTTCCTAGAACAGGCTGAAGCATGGAAAAATATTCCTATAGATGATGTAGGATATTTTAATACTGAAGAATTAATGATGAAGTCTGATGATGTCTTAAAGAAAATGATTATTGATATGGAGAAAATAAGATATAATGAAGGTTATCGTAACTGGGGTAATAAATGGCGTAGTACTTTAAAACTTGACACGACTCATGGTAAACGTGTTTTAGATTATGGTTGTGGATCAGGTATAGAAGCTTTACAATATGCTAAAACTGGTAATCATGTTTACCTTGCTGATATCAATGCAAGTAATATTTCACTTGCAGAAAAAATATTAAAAGTATTTGGATTTAAACCTATACATTCCTATTTAATTACAAATGTTTATCCATTCACTGGAGCTATAACAAATAAATTTGATATTGTTCATATGAATGGAGTATTACATCACATATTTCAGCCATATCCTGTTGTACGAGCTATTCATGAATCACTTATTAATGATGGTGAATTAAGGTTAATGTTATATTCAGATATTGCATGGAGAATAGCAACTAATACAGAGCCTCCAGAAGATGTTACTAATAACCCTATGAGAAAAACTTTTGTTCGTACAATGGACGGTGTTGGAGAGTGGGCAGATTGGTATGATGCTGATAGAATAGAAAAAAGATTTGGTAGTTTATTTACAATTGAAGAATTTTCCTATATTACTTCAGATGATAGATATTGTACCGCTATTTTAAAACGAAAGGAAATTTAAAATGACTGATACATTTTTTGCTAAAGGTTTTGCTATGAATAATTCAGCACAAAAAATTCTTGATATTGCTGATTTGGATAGAACATTGTTAGTTACTGGAGATCAATTAGCTGTTGGATATGATGATACCGTATATGACACAAGCGGTATTTTATTAATAAATAATATTCCTTATACATTAGTTTTACCTGCAGGATATGAATTTTGGGCTAAAGGACCAACAGATACTAATTTATTTATTTGGGTAGGCGGAAGTACTTCATAATATGTCTGATTATAAAGCTAAATACGGTAATCCTTTTGGCCCTAATTCCTATGACAATGTTAAACGACGTACAGATATGATTATGTCTGTTGAGGAAAAAATTAATCTGCAACGAAAAATAATTCCTGATCATATTCGTATGGTTGTTGAGGAACAAAACCGAGCCATTGAATTTATGAAGAAATGGAATAAAGAACATGGAATTTAAATATGGAAAGCGTTCACCAAAAAATGCACCGGCAATCTCTTTAAGTTCTATCATATCTACTATTGTTATTCCAACACAGGAGGATTATTTATCTCAACTTTCTGGAAGTTGGGATATGTTGGGGAATGATCAATACGGAGATTGCGTAGCTGTGACATGGGCAAATGTTCGACGCTTCATGGTCGGTGGTCAAAGTTATCCTTCTTTAGACGATGTTATTAAACTATATAAAACACAAAATCCAAATTTCCCAAGCGATGATAATGGAATGGATATTCAAACTTGCTTAGAATATCTTATTCACAACGGCGGTCCAGACGGAATTTTTCCAGTAGCTTTTGCTAAAGTTAATCATGCTGACCTACAGGAAGTTCAGCAAGCATTAGCTATCTTTGGTTATATTTGGACAGGAATTAATGTATTAGCTGTTAATGAAACTGAATTTGATCAAGGACAACCTTGGAATTATGTTAACAATTCACCAAGTGTTGGCGGTCACTCTGTCATCAGCGGTGGGTATGATTCTGGTTATGTTGATTTTATTACGTGGGCACAAGAAACAAAGTTTACTGATGATTATTGGAAATATGAAGTAGATGAAGCATGGGTAGTTATTTGGCCAGAACATTTTTCACATGCTCCGTTTTTAAATGGTGTAGATCAAGCTGCATTAGCGGATTATTATCAGCACTTAACTGGTAATCCACTTCCGTTACCAAATCCAACTCCTACGCCAATTCCTGTACCAACTCCAGGCGCCGCCCCCTTTCTGGGCTGTGATCCGTATGTGGCTGCACAAATTGAAAGAGTGGCTAATAAACACAATGTCACTACGTCATCATGGATGAACAAACACTTCACTACCTATTTTCGTGATAGCGCAGGATGGAAGAATTAAATGTTTAAAGGAATAGATTGTACTGTTGTAATACCAACTATTGAAGGACGCGAGGAATTGTGTACTCGCGCTATTAAATCTGTGAATAGTCAAACTATTTTCCCTAAAGATGTTATTGTTATTCCAGACCATGAACGTAAAGGCGCAGCTTTTGCACGTAATTTAGGTCTGTCCAAAGTAGATACTGCTCTGACTCTTTGGTTAGATGATGATGATGAGTTTTTACCTAATCATGTGAAGATTCTTTTAAAAGCAATTAATCGCACCGGTGCTGATTTAGTTTTCTCTTACCCTGAAATTGTCGGTGGACGTGATCCACTTGCATGCCTCAACAACCAGGGTGAATTAATTAAAGAACCTATTAACATTCCTTTCGGTGCAATGCAAGAAATGAGTTTACGTAGGCTTGGCGGATTCATTCCTGTAACTTATATGATAAAAACTGAAATAGCTAAAAAAGTCGGTGGAATGCCTGAACCATATTCTTTTCATACTACGCATTCTAATGATTGTGAAGATTATCTTTTTCTAATTAAGTTGCTTGATGCTGGAGCTAAATTCTATCATGTTTGCGGTGTTCGTACTTGGAAGTATAATTTACATGATGGTAATCTAGGTGGCCGTGGTCTAAATAGAATGAATGAAATGGGTAAATAATGAGAAGCACTGTGTGTGCTGTCATTCCAACAATACCACCGCGTTCTTCTACATTACTTTTATCTGCATTAAAAAGTGTTAGTATACAAGAACGTCCAGTAGATCAAATTTCTATTGCAATAGACAATTGGCATGATGGTGCATGGAAAACGAGACAACGTGCTGTCGATGCTGCACAAACAGATTGGATTGCATTTCTTGATGATGATGATGAATGGTATCCGCAACACATAGATAGATTATTAAATCATGCAATTGAAACTGATGCAGATTATGTGTATTCATATTTCGATACTCAGCGAACAGCAGACGTATTAGGGAATTTCAATAAAACGTTTGACCCTAAAGAGCCTACGCATACAACGATGACTGTCCTAGTGAGAACACAATTAGCACAGTCTGTACGGTTTACACCACGTGCTCCAGAGCATATTGCCGGGGGAGAAGATCACCGATTTATCGTAGGATGCGTTAAGATGCAGGCGAAAATAGTACATCTGCCAGAACAAACATGGTTCTGGAGAATCCATTCTGGTAATACTAGTGGCCGTGAAGATAGATGGAATTAATTAATAATCCTTGAAAAGAGATATCGTGAATGATATTCTTAATCATGATAAATTATATAATTTTTTTCCTGGATTAATAGTCTCTATTGCATTTTTGGGTTTTGGAATAACTATGATTCTTCAACCCCATAGATATAAAAATACACCAAGTTATAAAAATTTAATTCAAATGGAAAGTCTCACTTTTTGGGGAATCTGTTATTTGGTAATAGGAATTGCCTGGATTATTTTTATGCTTTGGATAAGAAATGATAAAGTTGGTCTTTTAGTTCACACCTTTGCTAGTATGATTACAGCTGTATGGGTTGTTATATTTATTGTTCGATGGATAACTGATTCTGGTACTACAATAGTTAATGTAATTAATTGGGGAGTTTTATTAACATTGACTATATGGTCTGGTGTATGGATAGATAATGTAGTTTCATTTAAACAATCCAAGCACTTGGTAAAGTAGATGAATCCAGAGTTAGTTTCTTCAGTTCTCGGTGGAATTGTTTCTCTTGTAGTGTTAGGACTTATTCCTATATATTTAATGAAACAAAAAAATATTAGAGAAGAACAAAGAAAAAAAGAAGAGCAATTAGAATTGGCTAGAATAAAAAACCAAACTACAAACACTCTATCATTAAATGATATTAACGTAGCTATTTCTCGAGAACGTGATGCAGCAATGGCTAGGTTAGATAGAGTAGAGATTGAACATAATAATCAAATAGAAAAACTAAAAGAACAAAATAACCAAGATGTTGAACGATTAGAAGTAAAGTTATCTAAAGCAAATAGCAGAATAAAAGAATTAGAAAACCAAGTTGATCGTTTATCAATTCGATTAGGGAATACAGAGCGTCGAGATTTACCGTGAGTACCACTCACATTGCTGCAATAATCTTTCTTAGTGTCGCTTGTATAGGTGCATTAATTCAAGGTAGTTCTTTATATCGTTTAATTAAAATACCAAGTTCAAAAATTGCGTCAAATCTATACAGAACCATAGTGTGGCGTAGTTTGGCGGCTGTGCTATATTTAATCATTGGTGTTAATGCTACTTTTTATAGTTGGAACACAACAGCCGCATCATTGGTTGGTTTTGCTGCAACACAACTAATTTGGTCAGTGAATTCAATATTCGATGTAAGACTAAAACGAAAAATGAATGGAGAAAGTCATGACTATTCCTAAATTTTGGAAAGATCTTGTTGAACGTTCTTTGAAAACTGCAGGTCAAGTATTTATTGCTACTTCTGGTCTAGGTCAGGTCGGAGTTTTTCATTTAGCATGGTCACATATCGGTGAAGTAACATTGACTTCTTTTGTTTTATCTATTATTACTTCATTAATCTCTGCTGGTGTAAATCCAACCGCTAGTGCTTCACTTGTTGTTGATACCTGTGAAACTACTAAGAAGGTATAAATGCCTTTTTGGCTTTTATTTACTTTAATGTCATTTGCTAATTTTAGAATTACTAGACTTATTGTTAAAGACGATTTTCCACCAATACTCTGGGTAAGAAATAAAATTATTGATTTTCGTGCTGATCATATTGTTAAAGACAGAGAAGATGGACAAAGTTATTTAGAGCATTGGTGGGGCGGCGCATTAGTGAGTTGTTGTTGGTGCAGCTCGGCGTATTCATCCGGTGCTATGGTAGCGATCATCTGGTTTCTTCACGGAATGCCATTACCAATAATGGTTTGGTTTGCTGTATGGGGAACATCAGCGTACTTAGTTAACAAATTTGGATAACTAACTTAAGCTGGTTTATTATGGCGTTCTCTATCAAAAATCTGTGGAGAGCAGATTCTTCCACGCAATCATTTGCTGCATCTAATAAAAAAACTTTTGCTGCAGATATTGTTATGGGTGATCCAAGTAAATCTTCTTCTACTCCAACTACACCTAATACGACATCAGTAACTGATAGAAAAATATATAGAACTCCTGATGAATGGCAACGTGAAGTTTGGGATTTTCTTGATAGTGTTGGTGAATTTCGTCAAGGTATTAACTGGAAAGCTAATATGCTTTCCCGTGTTAGATTGCGTGCTGCTAAAGTAATTCCTGGACAAGATGAACCAGAAATAGTTAACATCGGTCCAGCTAATGATTTAATTACAGAATTAGCCGGTGGTATCGGTGGACAATCAGAGTTACTTTCTGCTTTTGTTACATACTTAGACGTACCCGGTGAGTGTTATCTTGTTGGTGAAACTGATCCAAACACTAAAACAAACAAATGGTATTTAAGATCTATTGAAGAATTAATGCCAACAAAAACTAAAGGGGCAAACGGACAACCAGTAGATGGTTTTAAAATTTCAGAGGGTAATGGTAGATGGAGAGAATTACCTTTTGATTCTTTTGTTGTTCGTGTTTATCGTGCACATCGTCGTTGGCATAATGTTGCTGATTCTCCAGCAAAATCAGCGCGTACATTATTGCGAGAATTAGAATTACTTAATCGTCATATTCAAGCACAATATCTTTCTCGCCTTGCATCATGCGGTATTGTTGTTTTTCCTGATGAAATTACATTTCCTATTAGAGCTGAATTTCAGGATGCTGCTGATCCATTTATGGAAGAATGGATGGCAATTGCAACAGAATCAATTGCTACGCCTGGATCAGCTGCATCAATTGTTCCAATTCCTATGCGTGTTCCAGCTGAGTATATTGATAAAGTTCAACACATTGATTTTACATTAAGACTTGATGACACACTTATCCAAAAACGCGATTCAGCATTAACACGTTTAGCTATTCAACTTGATATGCCTCCAGAAGCATTAATTGGTATCGGTGAAATTAATCATTGGAATGCATGGCTCATAGATGAACAAGGAGTAAAGATTCACGTTGCTCCTGAAGCGGAATTAATTTGTTCTGCTCTTACTGATGTTTATCTTGTACCGCGACTTAAATCAATGGGTGAAGATCCCACAGCATGGGTTGTTTGGTATGATGCATCTGAATTAATTCTTAGACCAGATCGTTCGAATGCAGCAAGTACAGTTTATGGTCAAATGGAATTAAGTGGCGCAGCATTACGTCGTGAAAATGGTTTTGATGAATCCGATAAACCATCTGAAAAAGAGCTTTCTCAAATTGGATTGAAAGCAATCATTAAACAAGCTCCAAATGCTTTTGCCGCATTGTCTGAATTAACTGGGGTCACTGTAGAAACTATTTCTCCTGCACCAACAGGAAATGGAAATGAACCTGATGGAGATGAACCAGACGATAATGGAATGACTACCGATAAAAAAGCTCCTGATGAGAGTGATAGTGAAAATCAACCTGTATCAACAAAAGCTGATGCGTCAGAATTAACTGAAGCATTAGTTTATCAATCTACTCTTATGCATGCAATGAAGATTGCATTTGATGGATCATATGGTGTTCTTCATCCATTTGATTGTAAGAAGCATTTATACTCATGTCCAGTTACCCATGCAACATGGAATCACAAATTAAATGTTCGTCCTGGGATGAGCGGTATATATGAATTAAGATTAAATCATGTCGGTGATGTAATTATTGGCAGTCGAATTCCTCAACTTGATACGGCCAGGATGATTGAATCTAGCCGAGGTACTTCAAAGAATTCTAAGGAATTAGTAAAAACTGAAACTGGTGAATTAAATGGTAACTATTAAATCTGTTGGTCTTGAATTAATTCATAACGAAGGACAGCATTTTGAAAAGTTAATGGTTTCCGCTATTGGAAAAACAATGCGTAAAATTGCAGCATCATTGAATGATACCGCTGCATTGATTACCGTTGACGATCTTGCTATGATCACTTCACTTTGGACAGGTCAAGTTGATTCTAATTTATTAGATAAAATTGGTAAAGCATTTATTGATTCTGCTTATACAACTAGAAATGATTTACAATCACATTTAAATCAAATAAAAAATAAAGGAACCACAGCAGCGGCTGTTAAAGCTACTAATTCTGCATATCAAATACCTAAAATATCTAATCATCATGCACAAAATTTAATGGAAACCGCCCGTAATAGAATGGTTAATGTTGGTAATGATGTGTGGGAAGTTGCTAGAAATTCTTTGGTAGATGGATTAAAGGCTGGCGAAGGAGTAGATAAATTACGTGACAGAATTGTAGCCTCCACAAACATTGCTGCACCACGTGCTGGTGTTGTTGCTCGTACTGAAATTTCACATGCTATGAACCAAGGAACATTACAACAAATGAAAGCAATTAATGTCCCAACAATGATGAAAGAATGGATTGCAACAAATGATGATAGAACGCGCCCAGAGCATGCGGAAGTTAATGGTGAAAAAATAGGAATTAGTGATGCATTCTCTATTGGAGAAGAACCAGGAGATGCAGTCAATTGTCGTTGCACATTAGGTTTTGATATTCCAGATGATGACTTTGATAATGCTTTTCCTGCTGATGATTCAAAATAAACTGGGACATATTTGTATATAACACTCAGATTATAAAGTATCATTCATAAATTTACTAACCCGCTTACAAACAACTCGTTTGTAGGCGGGTTTCTTTGTTGACATCGCTAGCCGGCTGCATTACTGCAATCTATGATCATGGCAAGTCGGACATCATTCGCCAAAAGGATAATTAATTCTAATGACGGTTGACGTTGCAGAATTAGATATTGAACTCGGAGGAAAACCGAGTAAACAAACTCCGGCTGATCAACGATTAAAAAAGAACAAAATGAAAAATAAAAGAACGCCTAATTCGGAGGCAGATGTGACAGCTATAGATGATGAAGAAATCATTGATGCTGAGATTGTCTCTGAAACTTTTGCTACCGGAAATGATTCTACTGACATCCCCATGTGGCAAGGAATTTTAGTTCCTGAAGGTGTTGCTACTGGAGATGGTAGAGAATTTTCTGAAGATTCCATTAAATGGGCTGACACTCCTATGCCTTTACGTTGGCAAAAGGAAACAGCACACGGCGGAATGAATGATGTAACTGTTAATGTTGGTTCCATTACTAAAGTATGGCGTGATGGAAACAATATTATGGGGTCCGGTAATTTTGATTTAGGTGGACCTGACGATGATGATGCACATGAAATCTTTCGGCGGATGTCAGCGCAAGACACATCAGCGGGTGGAATTTCTATTGATGCTGATGACATTACAGATGCAGATATTGAATATGTATTTCCTAAACCTGATGACTCAAAAGAATCTGATGAAGATGATGAAGACGACTGGCTAATGATGCTTTTTGCAATGCCAGAAAAAATAATCTTTCATTCTGCAAGAATTCGTGCCGCTACTATGGTTGATATTCCTGCATTTACTCAAGCTAAAATTTCTCTTTTATCTGATGATGATAAAAAAAGTTATTCTACTTTATCATTAGTTAAAACTGAAACATTTGGGCCAGTTGCTACTCATTCCACTGCAACATCTGATGGATCGTGGGATGGCCCGGCTAATGAAAAAAATTTACCAGCACCGATGAAATTGTCGATTGCTAAAGATGCTTATGCATGGTTTGATGATTCAGCTGTAACTGATGGAGAAATTCCTAAATCAGGTTGTAAATTTATTCATCATGAAATCAGTTCAGATGGAACTCCCGGCGCTGCAAATCTTACTGCATGTTCAACTGGAATTGGTGTATTACATGGCGGTCGCGGTGGAACAACAATTCCTGATGGAGATAAGCGCGGAGTATATGACCATTTAGCAAAGCATCTCCGGGATGGTGGACAAGAACCTCCACCATTTACCATTGAAGATTCTTTAGTTGCACATGCTTGGCACGATGTCTATAAACCACCTGCCGAATGGTTTTCTAATCCAGGTCTCGGACAGGTTATGCCTATTGTTGTTACCGATAATGGTCGAGTTTATGGACATGCTGCACAGTGGGGCGATTGTCATTTAGGTTATATGAATGAATGTGTTATGCCTCCGCATGAAGATTTTCATTCTCACTTTCTTACTGGTGAATTAATCTGTGAAGATAATTCACACATTGCAGTTGGCCAAATTACTGCAGGAATTAAGCATGCATCATTATCTATGAATGCAGCTAAAGCTAGTGAACATTATGAAGATACTAATGCTGTTGTCTGTGATGTTATTACTGGAAACGATAAATACGGAATTTGGGTAGCGGGAGCAATTAGACCCACCGCTGATGCGGCGCGAGTTCAAGCCTTGCGTGCCTCCGGACAAGTGTCGCCAGATTGGCGTCGCATTGGCGGTGCATTAAGAATGGTTGCATTGTTAACCGTGAATGTTTCCGGTTATCAAGTACCTAAAGCACGTTCCTTTGTGGCATCAGGCAATATTCAAAGTCTTGTGTCATCGGGAATGGTAACCGTTAGGTCGCAGGGACCTACGGAAGATGAATTAAATAAGCGGGCCTTAAAAGTTCTTCGTGAGAATTTAACACGGAGAGTGCATCCGGAAAGGACTGATTAAAATGTGCGGTTGCTACAAACGAGTAGTTACTCCACCTGAAATTCCGGCGCCACAACCGGCGCCACAACCGGAGGAAAACAAAACTCCGGTAACGGCCGGTAAGTAATATCTATTAAGGAGCTTTATCGTGGCTGATGAACTTGTCACCGTGCCACAGGATTTGACGCTTCTCAGCGACCAAGATTTGGACACGCTGCAGGTCAATGCCGTTGCTGAATTTGATCGAATCAACGGTGATGAGAACGTCACGCCTGATGCAGTGCAATATCAATTAAATTTGGCCAATGATATTGACCGAATTCGTGCGGAAGTTGCGGGGCGCGCGGCGCGTGCAACGCAAACTGCTGAACAAGAGCGCGCACGTTTGATTGAACAAAGGGCTAATCTTCAAACTCGCGTCCATGGTGCTACCGAGGGCGGCGATAATGAATTAGGCGATGGCAATAGGCCCGCTGCCGTTGTAGATGTTGAAGCAATTGCCCGCGCATCTGCAGAAGGTGCCACCGCTGCACTTGTCGCCGCTCTTGGTGAAAGACGCGGACTTGATGCTAATGCAATTAGTAAGCGTGCAACTGCAACGCTTTCTGAAGCACGGCGTCACATTCCCGCTCCCGCAATTCCTACGCCACGTTTAGCTGTTACTGCTGGCGTAGATATTCCGGGTGTTGCTCGCGGTGCAGAAATGACATCTTTAGATGATTTAGTTTCTGCATTCCAGCGTGCGGCAAAAGGCGCTCCGGTTACCCGTGATGGTATTGGTCAAGAGCGTTTAGTTGCAACTATTAATAATCAATTTGAACATACTGTAGATGATCGTACATCGCCTGCACAGATGGAAGAATTGATTAATTATTTGCGTCGCCCAGAGAAGATGAATTCTTTGGTTGCCGGTGGCGGTTGGTGTGCACCATCTGAAATTCGTTATGAGTTTTTCAATGTAGCTTGTAATGATGGTTTAATTGATTTGCCAACTGTTGGTGTTACGCGCGGCGGTTTGCGATTCCCGGTTTCACCTTCAATTGCTGATGCTTTTCTCAATGGTGCCGGTGCAACTGTTGGTATGGCTGGATTTGCTAAGCCTGGATTTGATTATACTTCTGATCCTTGGCTATGGACTGAAACTACCGATATTTCGGCAGTTACTGGTAATCCAACTAAACCAACTATGCGTGTTCCTTGTCCTTCATTCACCGATGCTCGGTTAGAGTGCTACGGTATTACGCTTACCGCTGGTAATCTTACTGATGATGCTTACCCTGAATCTACTGCCAATACGCTTAAGCTTTTGCTTTCGGCTTGGGAACATGCGCAGAATGCGCGTATTATTTCTCAGATGGTAGCACTTTCTAGTACCGCTATTACTGGTATTGGTTCTGCTACAAAGCCTGTTTATAATACTGTTCTTTCTGGTATTGATTTAGGTGCTACGGATTACCGTGCCAAGTATGGTATGTGTGATGCCGATGTATTAGAAGTTGTTGCACCATATTGGGTTAAGGATCTTATTACTGCAGATCTCGCGTGGCGTACTAAAGTTGAATTACTTTCAGTTACTGATGCGCAAATCAATGGCTATTTTGCTGATCGTAATCTCAGTGTTCAGTGGGTAAATGATTGGCAGGTAAGAGGTTCTGGTCAGTTTGGAAATGTCACTACGCCAATGACTGCGTGGCCAACTAGTGCACAGTTTATGGTATTTGCTGCTGGTACATTCATTAAGGGTAATGGACTTACGCTAGATCTTGGTGTTGTCCGTGACTCTGTTTTGAATGCTGCTAACGATTTTACTGCCGCATGGTCTGAAGAATGCCATTTGGTTGCAAAAGTTGGGCATGAGTCCAGGCTTTATACATTGGCCTTTGGTGTTGGCGGATTTGACGCTGCTCCTGAGACTCTTGCTGCACAGATTTAAGTGGAGGATTACACACTAGTCAAATGGAATAGGGGTGAATAACAAATGGCCAACATGAGGCAAATTGTTGATCCGCCATCATTCACGCCTATTCCATTTGGTTTACTAACTACTGTTGAGTTTCCAAATACACCAGATGTTCACTGGCAGAATGGTATTACATATCAACCCGTATGTGGTGTTGCCGTAACAGGTCTAGGCGAATTAACATATGATGAATGTCTTGCTGTTACGGGCAGTGGAGGAAATCCACCGCCACCTCAAGCATTTTTCAATTCAGTAAGTGTAGGACCAAGAGGCGCAACATCATTTGTTGCAATGGTTGAATTTGATTGTTCAGCTGTTGGTAATGAGCAAGCTCAATTAACAGCTACTAAAGCTTTATCTATGGCTGAACCTTGGCAAGTTGAACGTGCATTTTGGACTGGTGTTGCAAGTGGACAGTCAATTGTATTTCCTCATCTTGCAGCTAATGCACAAGTTTTAGATTCAGATGGAATTCTTTTACAAGATCCAGCAACAATTGTTTCTGGTGCTGGTGAAACATTTCCTCTTAATATTGAACAAGCATTAGGTGAATTAGAACAAGCTATTGCAAATTGTTATGATGGTGTTGGAGTTATTCATGTTCCTGAATTACTTCTACCAACAATGGATGCATGGGGAGTTATTAAACAAGTTGGTCCAGTAATGAAAACAGCTAATGGAAATAAAATTGCTGTTGGTGCTGGATATGATGGAAGTTCCCCAACCGGTGCACCTCGCGGACCAAATGCCTGTTGGATGTATGGAACAGGAAATGTATTCGGATATCGTAGTGATATAAGAGTACGTGCGCCACAGGGTGCACAATCATTTGATAAAGCAACAAATACAATGAAGCTTATTGCCGAACGTACTTATGTACTCGGTTGGGATTGCTGTCATTTTGCAGTCCAAACTAATGTTGGCGTCCCGAAGGGAACGTAATTATGAGTTCAGTCTGTGCGGTCCCTATCAAGGGAACGTCAATGCGAATTGTGCAACTTGACGTTTGTGGTAATCCTGTTACCGGCGCGTCAAGTCACGTTATTGTTGCTGCATTTTCTCAGGTAGCTATGGCTCCTCAGTATGAAGATGGTACTGAGTTTTTTGAGAAAACTGCTGATGGTTTAATTTGTGTCAATCAGAAAGACCCGCCAATTCTTAAGAGAATGGCATTGACGGTTGACTTGTGTTCTGTCGATCCTGATATGACACCATATGTTTTATCGGCTCGAGAATTAGTAACTTCTGGTCCTGTTTCTGGTTATGGTTTTGGACTTTCAGAAGGTCCATCTACTGCTCATTATTCAATGGAAGTTTGGCAGAGAGTTGCCGGTGCCGGTGCATGTTCTGCTGGCGGAATTCAGCAATACATTTATAACGCATGGCCTCATTGTTATAATACGCAAGTTGGTTCGTACAATATTTCTAATGATAAATCAACTATGCAGTTTATCTGTGATACAGCTGCAGCCGGTCCATTATGGCTAGATGGCCCGGGTACTGGCACTAGTTATTTGCCTGCAACTGGTACGACTTCTGCATTAACTACTGAACATTGGTTATGGAATATTACAACTACTACTCCGCCTGTTCCATCTTGTGGTTCTGCACTTTTGACATAGGGGTTTTAAATGAGTCTTAACGGTAATGCGGGTTTTGGTGGTGTGCTGAAGTCGCGTGTTATTCGCGCGCCAAAACCGCATGCCGTAAAGACTCTGCGAATTCCAGGTTTAGGTCGCGTTGCTTTTACTAAAGATCCTGGTGATAGCGGTTTATTTGCGCGTCATTATTTTGAAACGCAACTGACCGCTTATCACAGGAATAGTAAAGGTGAATTACTTGATGAAAGGGATTTAGGTTCTGGATTAGTCACTAACGTTGGTGTACTTTCCTTAGCCAATGATTCTCAATGGGCAATTACATCAGCTACACCAATTAATATTTTAAAAATTGCCAATAACCATGCAACTGGTACACAAGTTGTTGGCGCTGCAACTGCAGCAGTAACTGATATTAAACTTGTTACACCATCAGCAAATGGTGGCCAAACAATGGTCGCTGGTGTTCAAACTATGATTCCCGGTACAAATGCCGGAGGAACTGGCACTAGCACAACAGGAACTAATAAATATCAAACTGTTGCAACTATTAACTACACTGGTACTGAAGCCGTTACAGAGTGGGGTTTGTTCGGTAATCTCGGTGCAATTGGTGGTACTGCATTATCATCTTCAACGGGTTCACCATTTACAGCGGGTAGTGCAACAACAGGTACTGTTACAGGAACTCCATTAACTGCTTCATCTTCATCCGCTCAGGGACAAGCTAATACAGTAATTGAAAATACTGGAAATGCTACTCCACATTGGGGATTAATTCTTTCTAATACTACTTCTATTGTTACTGTTCCGGCTTGGTATAAGGTTTCTGATAGCACTGCTGCTGGTGTAACTCCAGCTAACACAAACACTTATGTTATTCGTCCTGTTCTTTGGGATAGAAAAACTTTTGCTGCTATCAACGTTAACAACGGAGATTCAATTCAATTTACATATCAATTGACGCCTAATCAAGGCGGATAAGTGACAATTTACAGAACGTCATTATCATCTGTTCATCATAATATTGATCCTAATAACTACGCTTATACTGATACAGTTGTTGGATCAGCTGGAAAAACTTTAACTATTACCGATCTACACATGAGTAGTTTTGGTTTTTTCCTTGTTCAATTAAGTTTCTCTAACGGAAGTGGAGATGCACCACAATTTGCTGTTGGTCCAGATAATCAAGTAAATCTTTCTGGAATGATTAATGGTCCTCATAATACATTCGGTGGGTCAGACGGAGATTTAAGGTTGCTATTACAATCTCCTGATTATGGTCTACTACAAGGAAGTTATTCAGGATACTCTAATTTACCTGCATTTAATTTTTATATTGCTGGAGAATTAGTGTAAATACAATGTCCACGAACGAACATAAATTTAAGCTTAACAAAGATGGTTATTTAGAAATAGACCTGTGTTCTGAGCTTGGATATGCTAATGAACAGATTATTCGCATTACAATAAATGGAATATCGTTTAAAGCTAAATATAGTAATAGAAATAATCTTTTTACTAAAGTTCAAACAGAATTTATAATTGTTCGTACAGGTAAAAAATTTAAAATGATTGGATTTCCTCATCAAACAGTATTTTTTACAATAAAGACTTAAGGAGAAAAATGGCTAATCCTATTATTAGTATTGCTGCCAATAAGAGTTCATATGCAATCGGTGAACTTATGACGGTTACTGCTACATATTCTGATCCAGATGCAAAAACTATTGTTATTCATGGTACAGCTATGGATGCAGAAGGAAATGTTACGCCGGCAACCGTTAATGTTTCTTTAGCTGATCCAGTAACTGTTGTTATTACTGATGATGGTAATCGTACATGGACAAAGATTTCTGATTCCGGTTCTGTAGCAGTATTTACAGCTACGGCATAATTAATGGTTAATATTACAGGAAAAGGAACTGATGCAGAAGGACATATAACTTCTGTATCTATTTCTGTTTCTGTATCTTCTCCAGCTCCTACTGGGTTTCCTGATGCATCAAATACTGGTGTTCCAGTTGGTACTATATTACAGAGAATTCCTGAAGATATTACTTCAGGCGCGGGTTGGCATTGGGATACTCGCGGATGGGTAACTATTGACGATGCTGGTGCAGTTTTTGATAAATACTCAGTTAACTCAGAAGTTGATGCAACAGCTGATGGTATAACTATATCGAGATGTAGAATTATTAATAATGGAAATGTGTTTGGTGTTGGATTACGCCATTCTAATAATGTAACAGTTCAAGACTGTACTATTTCTGGTCCTGGAAATGGCGGACCAGATAATAATCGTTTAACAACTGGAATTAAAGATGTTTATGGAGATATATCAGGAACAGTAATAAAACGCTGTAATATATTTGATTGTGCTGGTGGTATTGCACTACATAAAGGTATCGTTCAAAATAATTACATTCATGATATGGGCTATAATACTGTAGATCATGTTGATTGTTATCAATCATTTGATGTTGGACCATTAGAAATTTCTGGGAATACATTCTTAAATGAATTAAATCAAACAGCTTGTATTCTCCTACAGTGGACTAATGCTGCACTTTCTGGCGTTAGAATTCATGATAATTTATTTGCAGGAGGAGGATATTGTATTTACGGTGGAGATAATGCAATTGATGTTAAAATAACTAATAACAAATTTTCAACAAGGTTTTATCCTAACGGCGGTTATTACGGATATGTAGCACACTGGCAACCAGGAAATACAGGAAATGAGTGGTCAGGAAATACTTGGTATGATGGACCAAATGTTGGTCAAGTAATTAATTAAAGAGGATGGATAAATGAAAATCAGTGTTATACAGACTAACAGTGCTGAAGCTGATATTGATGGAAACTCATCTTTACTTATTGATGCTCCGCCTAATACTATAATTTTAAGCGGAGGATTTTTTATTCATCCTGGATATCCATTTAGAATGTTAGTTAGTAGACCAGTTAATACTGAACCTGCTTTTGGTCCACCTACTTCTTGGGAATTTTTTGCTTCTGATGGTGCAGAAGGAGATATATTTGTTGGATATGTTGTATGTGCTAGTTATTTTATTTAAATAAAATGAGCCTTTAGGACGGTTTTAAATGACCGTCTCTCTAGATACTTCTCTTGCAGAAGTATTATCAATTTCTAATAATAATAATGTATCAGCACCTTTTAGTCCTGCTGCTGGTACAACTCTGTATGCAGTAATTACTACTAATAGACCAAGTGCAGGAGGATCATTAGTAGCAAGTGTTTCTGGAGGAGCATTAACCTGGGCAAGCATTGCTTCTATTTCTGCTTCAACTGGTGGAACATCTGCAGAAGTATATAGAGCATTTTGTGCAACTGCTCCGGGATCAATGACAGTTACAGTTGTTCCTAATGCAGCGGCTAATGCTGCTGGCTGGGAAGTACGTTGCAATGTAGTACAAGTAACGGGGGATGAAGGCGCTACATATACAGGAAAAACAAATACATCTTTTAGTGCATCAGGCTTACCTTCTGTTGTTTTAACTGGAGTTTCATCCGGATCTAATGTATTAGTTGCTTGTGCAGATTGGGCAAATTTAGCAGTCGCGACTTTACCTGCTGGACAAATATCTATTTACGATGTTGTAGATTCAGAATATACTTCTCATAAATGGAAATTAACCAGTAATACTAGTTCATCTGGTAATGTTACGATGAATGCTACCGCTCCAACAGGGCAACAATTTCAAATGGCCGCTATTGAAATTAAATCTGCTGGAGGAACTCAATTTACACAATCTGTTTCAGGTACAGTAGGGTTTACCGGTGCTGATAATACCTTAACAAAAAAGACACATTCTTTGGCAACGTTATCATTTACTGGAGTACGCACAGCAATAACCAGAAAAATTCAATCAGCTACATTGTCGTTTACTACAGCACGAAATGAAGTATTAAGAAAAACAATGACAGCTGCAGTTTCATTTACTACTGCTATGCCATTATTAACTAGGTCAAATCGTACTGCATCATTATCATTTACTGGGTCACAGACTAAACGTATAGTTAAATCTGCACTAACTGCAACAGTTTCATTTACTGGGTCAATGACAACTGCGGCAGTGCATCATTACACACAAGCGCTTAATGCAACATTATCATTTACTGGAGCACAGATAAATGGAATTAAAAAACTCAGTACAGCAACTGTATCTTTTGTTGGTTCCAATATCAAACGTGTCCAAAATAGACAGTCTTCATCTGTCAACTTTACCGGTAATCAATCACGTAGAATTTCAAAAATCCAAACAGGAAATATCTCTTTTACTGGAACCATCAATAGTAGACTGACTAAAGTATTATCAGCAACAATTTCCTTCACAGGAAATATGACGTCTGCTGCTGTTCATCATTATACCCAAGCATTAAATGCAACCATAGGGTTTACAACTTCTTTTACTACAGCAGTAGTACATTTCTTCACACAATCATTATCAGCTACATTAAGTTTTACTGGTAATCAAACAAAGAAAACATTGAAGTTATTATCGGCAACGATTTCCTTTACTGGTAGTTTGTCTCGCCGAGTCGGCCACGCTCTATCTGCAATGCTTGCATTTTCCGGAGCGGCCGCGCGCAGTGTCCACAGTGGACTGTCTGCCTCCGTTGGATTCGTCGGCGTGCTGAATAGACGGATTACTAAATCATTGCCAAATTCAACATTGTCATTTACAGTTAGTTTTGTTGGAAGCGCTGCTCACTTTTTCACACAAGCTTTAAGTGCAACACTTTCATTTACTGGTAATTTAACATCACATAGAATTATAGTTAGATTGCTTACTGCGACTGTTTCATTTGCAACATTGTCCAGTAAGAAAACTAAACATGTGTTGTCTAGTACAATAAGTTTTATTGGCTCTATGAACAATAGAATTCCTGTTGTGTTCTCAGCTGTATTATCATTCACTGCTAATCTTGGAATTATACCTCATATTATTTCTGGATTATCTAATTTAAGAATTAGAGTTTTTGGCAGAGAAACAAATGAAAATATTTCAGGCATAGAAGATGAAGGACCGATATCAGGGGAGGAGCCCGGAACATGATTGGTAATTCACCCTCAGTTGAAATTGGTCCATTTGTTGTAGGTGAAAAGCCTATGATTCTACGATATACTTTTGAGGATTCTAATGGAAATCCTCTTGACTTAACTGGTTACACAGGGAAGTTTAGTTATCGAGAAAATAGTTGTGGTGTAGGGACAGCAGTAATACGTAATGCTGTAGTTATTTCTCCACAAACAGATGGAAAAGTTGAGTATACTTGGCAAGGTGATGAATTTCCTACACCAGGACATTATATTGCTGAATTGTGGGTAGGAAATAATGCACAACGTTTTGCATCAATTCTTATCAAGTTTGATGTTCGCATTCCTGTTGGTGTAGTTCCTGTTATATAAGGAAAATAATGACTAATCCAGGTAGAAATGAAATAAAAAGAGCATTAAGGAATGGTAGTTTAATTAAACCTGAACACTGCGAAAACTGTAAAGATAAGTATCCTCCTTATAATATTGTTGCTCACCATCATAAAGGATATGACAAATTACATATACTAGATATAGTATGGCTTTGTCGAAAATGTCATCATAATTCACATGGTGGTTGGGATGGTAAAGGTGTAACAAAAGAATTATTATCTTCTGTTGCAAAAAGAACTAATGAAAAAATTGGTCATGATCAATTATCCTCTAATGGAAAGAAAGGAATGAAAAAAGCACAGCAAGTAATGAAACTAAAATATACACAAGAACAATTATCACAAATACGCAGTGCAGCAGCCATTAAAGGTAATAAAATTCGTTGGGGAGATAAAAATGACAGCTGACTTTTCTCCGACTGATCTCTGGCCTTGTTGCTGGACATGTGATGTTATGACAGAGTCTCCTACTGTAACGGGACAGGCTGTTGCATTTGCATCAAATACTTTATGGGTATTAACTGGCCGTCAATTTGGATTCACTGAAACTACATTACGTCCATGTCGTGATTGTCATAGAGAAACCCCTTTCCCTGATGGTTGGCTTTCATGGCCGGGAACTCAGCGACCGCCATTAGGTGCAACATCATCCGGTGGATTTTATGGTTATTGGATCTATGGTGGATGTGGATCTTGTCAAGATAATTGTTCATGTACGTATCTTGAACAATTTGAATTATCTGCTCCGGTAAGTTCTATCACGCAAATTAAAATAAATGGAACTATTCTAGATCCATCTTCTTATCGTTTGGATGAAAGTCGTTATGTGGTTAGGGTTGATGGTGGTATCTGGCCTAGGACTAATAATTTCGCTTTACCTGATACTCAAGTAGGAACATGGTCAGTTACAGCTAGATATGGTTTAAATCTTCCCGACGGTGCGGCCTGGGCAATTGGTGAATTAGCATGTGAATTCATTAAGGCTGCAAATGGTGAAGATTGCCGTTTACCACGTACAGTAACTCAGCTTGCCAGACAGGGTGTTACTTTATCATTTCCTAGCATTAGTGATATGTTTGACAAGGGATTAACAGGATTATATCTTGCTGATATTTTTATTAATACATGGAATCCAAATCACCTACAAGGACGGGCACGTACATATTCTATCGATGGTAGGAAATCCCGGAGAGTGGGATAATGGATATCTTAACAGTATTACCATTAATCCTTTCTGCTGCAAATGATGAATTGAAATACTCTATTGGTAAATCCCCTGCACGTGTTGGATTAGTTCCAAGCGCTATTGCTTGGGATGAATGCGACACGTGTGGATTATTGGCTTTATCAATTAATAGATTTTTTCTTACTGACCAATTCCCTATAGAAGCATCTACATCTGATGCATGCGAGGGTGGAGTATTAGCAGCAGATATGATTATGCAGATAATTCGCTGCGCTCCGCAACCAGCGGGAGATGGTAAAAGTTTAGCTCCAACAACTGATGCATTAAACAATTCTGCACTTATGATTATTGATGATGCTAAAAGAGTAATGTGTAGTGTTCTTGAACAGTTGAGATCTTTATTATTAGATAATGATATTGTTGATTATATGATTAGACAGCAATTATTTGTTGGGCCTGAAGGCGCATGTGTTGGTTCAGAACTTCAATTTGTTGTTGGAGTTAATAGATGAGTAGTATTAATGTTAGACAGGAAATAAATTCATCTCAAATTAACAAACAATTAAAAGGTCCAACCGGAGCTTTAGCAAAAGAGTTGCTACGTAAGGGATTACGTATACAAAATGCAGCAAAGAAAAGATGTCCTGTTGACCAGGGCCGTTTACGTGCATCTATTACTTTAAAAATTGTCACTGAAGCTGGAATTTTAAAAGCTGAAATAGGAACTGATGTAGATTATGCTTTATATGTCCACAATGGAACTGGATTGTTTGGACCTACATCTTCTCAAATATTTCCTCAGCGCGGAAAGTTTATGGTATTTCAGCCTAAAGGATCTTCACAATCCGTATTTGCAACTCACACTAGCGGACAAAAACCAGTACCGTTTTTAAATGATGCATTGCATGAAGTCATGGGCTGAGTTTCTAAATTTACATTTGTCATGAGGCGGCCGACTGCGCTGTTATTGTGCGAGTCGGAGGTATTGCCATGACAGAAACAACGATCACGCCAGCTGATCCGCAAGTAAAAGATTTCAGTAAAAAAGTTGACGTCAAATTTAAAATTGACGATGATATTTTTATTGGAGTTCCTAACCTTGCTGTCGATGAACTCATTGAATTTGTTGGGTTGACTGAAAGTATCGGCGAAGCTGATATGAAGAATCAACCAAAATTCTTTCGTGCTGTTGCACAATTGGTTCTTACAAAAGAATCAGCAGAAAAATTTATTTCTCGTATGGCGGATAAATCAAATCCAATTTCCATTTTTCAAGTAATGGAAATAATTCCATGGGTAATGGGTGAATATGGAATGCGCCCTACGGAGCCATCGTCGGACTCGTCAGATGGGTCACCGAATCCGGAAGATGGCACGAAATTGACGGTGAATCTCTCTCCAATGGAATTGACATCAGAACTCTCAGCCCAGACCGATTCTTAAACTTAATATACTTCACCATGTTACAGCGTCTGAATTACGATGATGAGGATAACACTAATCCTCGAGTAGATCTTGATAATTCATTTCATATAACAGAATGGTATGTTCCAGGTTTAAATAAATACAGGGAAATTGTGCCTGCAGTTGAGGGAGTGCCGGACTGGTGGCATGGAGAAGAGGACGCCAGCGCGTCATTCCTCCGTGCTATGAATGTCAATACTTAAACTAAGGTGAGTTCACTATGCCAACACCAATTGATCGGGCATATATTGAACTTGTTGGCGACTTTAAAAACTTTACGTCTGGTTTAAAAAGTAACGTTGGTAAATCAGTAAAAGGTGTAGAAAAAGATTTAGATGGCATCACTACGTCAACCACTAAATCTGTGAATAGAGCAACAAAAGAACATGAGGGAATGTTTAGTTCTCTTAAAGAAAATGCTAAGGGTGCACTAGAAGTTGTTGGTGCATATGAAGTTGCATCTAAAGCAACAGAGTTTTTCAAATCAGCTATTGAGGCTGGAAGAGAAGCACAAAAAACAACAGCACAAACTGCTGCAGTAATCAAATCAACTGGCTCTGCTGCGCATGTTACAGCTAAAGATGTTGAAGAATTAGCAAGTTCTATTTCTCGCAAAACTGGTATTGATGATGATCAGATAAAATCAAATGAAAATATGCTTTTAACTTTTACCGGCATTCGTAATGAAGTTGGTAAAGGTAATGACATATTTAATCAAGCAACAAAAACCGTTGGTGATATGTCTGTCGCATTAGGACAGTCAGGTAAATCATCAGCTATTCAATTAGGTAAAGCACTCAATGATCCAATCAAGGGAATCACAGCATTACGTCGTGTTGGTGTTGCTTTTACTACAGACCAACAAAAAACTATTACATCGTTAGTTAATTCTGGTCACACGCTTGATGCACAAAAAATTATTCTTGGCGAGTTGAATAAAGAGTTCGGTGGATCTGCTGTAGCTCAAGCAACTGCAGGCGATAAAATGCGTGCATCATGGAAAGTAATGAAGGAGGAATTAGGAACAAAACTTTTACCAGCATTAGATGCTGTAGAAAATTTTATTGCTAACAAATTCATTCCAGTATTATTTACACTCGGCGGTTGGATTGATACTAAAGTAATTCCACCGATTAAAAATTTTGCTGGTATAGTTAAAACTTATGTATCACCTATTTTATCTGAAATAGTCGATAGAGTTAAAGCTTTTATTGCTAATTTAACATCTAGCGGCGGAGCTATATCTAAAGCAACTGGACCTATTAAATCTGCATTTTCTTCATTGGGTACAATAGTTGGTATTGTATTTTCAACTTTAAAAACTTATTTTGAAACTATTGTACCAGTAGTTATGAAATTCTATTCAACATTAATAACTCAACTTTTACCAAGTCTTGAACACATAGTTACAACTATTGCATCTGGTGTTATACCTATAATTAAATCTTTAACTAATACATTTACAACTTATATTCTTCCCGCTATTATTTCTATTTATACTTGGATGCAAGCTCACTTAATACCAATTTTTGTTCAGTTTGTTAAAATTATATCTACTTATGTAATTCCTATTATTGTTTCTATTGCACAATGGATAGCAACAAAACTTATTCCTGTTATTCTCCAAGTTGCTATTGCTGTTGGTTCAAGACTTAAACCAGTTTTCGATGCATTAGCAAAATTTATTCAAACAAATGTATTACCTGCATTAGTTATATTGCTCAAAAAATTCAATGAATGGAAACCGACTATTGAAGCAGTAATCATAGTCGTCGTTAAAGTCATTGGAAAAATTCTTGAGTTTGCTGCAACAATTCTTGGTAAAGTATTACCGCCATTAATTAGATTTGTTGGGTATTTATTAGTTGGTGCTGTAAAGACACTAATTCTAGTTATTACTACAATCGCCAGAGTTATTAAGGCTTTTGTTAACTTTGGTATTGGTGTTTACAATGCATTTAAAGCAGTATATACATTCTTTAGAAATCTTCCTTCAACTATTCAATCAGCAATTGGAAGTCTTGGATCTCTTTTATCCAGTAAAGGTAAAGCACTTATAGATGGATTATGGGGAGGCATTAAAACAGGTTGGACCACTGTTTCTAACTGGTTCTCTGGTATAGGATCCAGAATTGCTGGGTATTTTAAGGGATTTGGAAGTTTATTAGTCAGTCGTGGTACAAATTTAATTAATGGTTTATGGTCAGGTATCTCTCGCGGTTGGTCAACTATTCGTAATTGGTTTACTAATATAGGAAGTAGATTTAAGGGTTATCTCAGTGGAGCTTCAACTTGGTTAAAACAAAATGGAAGGGATATAGTTTCTGGTCTGTTTAGTGGAATTCTCAACGAATTAGGTAATGTAGCTAGCTGGGTTAAGAGTCATATATTTAATCCAATAAAAAATGCAGTAGTTAATTTATTCAAAATTAGTTCACCGTCTAAAGTCATGATGGACCTGGGTGGCCACATCATGGGTGGATTTATTAAAGGTATGTTGTTGCATGATCCAGCTGCATTAGCAAAAAATTTAGTTGGATCAATTCCTAAGGTATTAGAGTCTATAGTTAAAAAAGGTTTAGTAAAAGTTTCTGATTTATCTAAAAAAGGTTTAGAAGCATTACAGAGTACTGGATATGATATTGGAGCATCTGGTTTAGGTAAACTCGGTTTAGGCGGAGGGAGTGGTGATCAACGCGCCCACAGTCAAGGAGCAGCGGCAAACCAGGCTTATGCTAAAAGTGTATTAAATCATTTTGGTTGGGATCAATCACAATTCTCTGCATTAGTTTCTTTGTGGAATGGTGAATCTGGTTGGAATCAAAATGCTGCTAACCCAACTAGTTCAGCGTATGGTATTGCACAATTCCTTGATTCTACCTGGGCCGGAATGCCGTATGGAAAAACAAACGACCCAAACAAACAGATTATTGATGGTTTAACTTATATTAAAAGAGCCTATGGTTCACCTGCTTCTGCATATAGTGCTTGGTTATCTAGAAGTCCACATTGGTACGCAAAGGGTGGAGATCCAAACGCAGGCAGTTGGGGAGTTGTTGGAGATGCCGGTCCTGAATTAGTGCACTTCAAGGGCGGTGCACATGTTTATGATAATAAAACATCAGCTAGAATGCTTAAGCAGATGGCTTCTATCGCTACCTATGCAACGGGTGGTGATGTAAAAGGAGCCGTCACTTCTGGAACTCGTGATACTGCAAAATCACTTTCAACTAAATTAAATGCTGAAATTAGTCTTTCAACGTCACGTGCAGATATTGCTAAATTTACACAACAGATTTTTGATGAAATTCATAAAGCAAAGTATAGTAAGAAACAATCTGATTTCTTAATTAATTATGTGAAGCAAGCTGAAAGTGATGCAGTCGCTGCACAACGTAGTGAACGCACTGCATCTGGTAAACATATTCTTGATGTTATTCTATCTGCATTTACTGGTTCTCGCGCTCGCGGATCAATTAAGGCTGCCGCTGAATCTGTTACACAATCTATTGGTAAAGATTTTAGTGGTTCAGCACAATCTAGATTAGTTGCAACAGTTAGTCGAGTTAATGGACAAATGCAACGCCTTGCTGCACAACGAGATAAAATAGCTGCACAAATCTCAGCGGCTAATGCTGTTGCAACATCGGTAAAAGATGAGGCATTATCATCAGCATCATTATCGAGTATTGGCACTGTATCCAGTGCAAGTAATCTTGATACAAGTTTAAAGTCAAAACTTGCAGCAATTCTAGCATTTACAGCAAATCTAAAGAAGCTGTCTAAATTAGGTTTATCAAAAGATTTAATTGCACAGATTACAGGTGAAGGTGTTGATGCAGGCGGTGCAACTGCTGCAGCTTTAGCATCTGGATCAAAGGCTACTATAAAAGATATAAACAAAACTCAAAGAGCAATCAATAGTGCTAGTAAAACACTTGGAAATACTGCTGTCAATGCACAAATAGGTGGCAATATTGCAAAGTCATTTGTTAATGGTCTTAAATCACAATCGGCATCTCTAGAAAAGCAAATGACACAATTGGGAAAGGTGCTTGCTAAATCGGTAGGAAAAGCATTTCATCTTAAGGGATATGCAAAGGGTGCATGGCAAGTACCACAAACGGAGTTGGCATTAGTACACAAAGATGAGATGATTATTCCAGCAACACAGGCAACATCTATTCGTAATAGTTCAACTAGTAATTCATCATATACATCAATTGATTATGAAAAACTTGGTATGGCTGTAGCAAGAAATATTTCTAAGATTTCTTTTAATGCACATCTTGATAGTAATGGTGTTATCACTATGGTAAGTAAGGGTCAAATCGCTAAAGCTGTAAGAGGATCTAGATTATGACGATTACAACCTTAAGACCAAATGGTGATGTTTTATCTAATGCACCATTCAGTGTTAATGGAGCTTCTACACGGTGGCAGGCTGTTTCAGATAATTCTGATTCTTCATTTGTTGTTGGCACTGTTCAGCAGGGATATTTTCGCGTTAGCTTGGGAAATCTAAGTGCACTTTCTGCAGGACAAAGAATTAAATCATTAACAGTACGGCAACGCAATAGCCATAGCGTAGCCGGCGGTGGAACTGAAACAATGCACAATACTATTTATGATGATAGTAATACTTCATTAGGAACTGTTGGTTCATCATACTTCACCCGTGGCACACAAACAATTACTACCTTTGCTGGAAATCCTGCTTATTCTGCGCCGGGGGGACGTGCATGGTCTGCAGGAATTGTTAATTTAATTGGATTACAAACATCTTATTTTCTTGCTAATGATGGATCAGGAAACTTTGGCAGAGTATACGAATTATATATTGATGTCGATATAAATCAACAACCCATTGTTTCTGGAACTCCAACTGTTGTTACTGTAGCCAACAATGCACAGCCAACAGTTAACTGGGTTTATGAAGATGACGATGGAGATCCGCAAACTGCATGGCAAGTAAAGATATTTGATTCTAGTACATATGGTAGTGCTAATTTTGATCCTGACACTAGTATTCCAGCATGGGATAGTAATCAAAATTCCGGTGCTAATACTAGTGCTATTGTTGGTGCTACTACACAAGCTTATTTATTAAATGGAGTTACTTATAAGGCATATGTAAAACTTGCACAAAGTTGGCCTGGACCGCAGGGTAACCTCTGGTGGTCTGATTGGAAACCGTCAGGTACATTTTCTGTTACTTACACTGTCCCATATACTCCAACAATAACTGCATCTTTATTACAAGATAAACATACGTATCAAGCATTACTAACAACAACTGCTACTGTTAACTTATTAACAAGTGATAATGCTAGTTTTGAATCAACTGTAGGATCATGGACTGCTGATTCAAATATGTCGACACCCGTGCGTAGTACTGTTAACCCATTAGATGGATTAGCAGATATGTTACTGAATTCAACTGCAGCCGGAACAATGGTTGCACGTTGTTCTTTAGTAGGAGATACTCCAACTGTTCATCCAGGAACTACTTATACTGTGTTAGCATCATTTAGATCTCTTGTATCTGCACGTTCTTGTGCTGTTGGGGTTAGATGGCTAAATGCATCTAATGGAACTATTTCAACACAGTTTGGTAGTACGGTTACTGATGGAACTGGTGGATATATACAAGCATCATTTACTGGTGTTGCACCAGCCTTATCTGTTACTGCATTAGTTGTTATTGAAGTTTTATCTACTGGTGCTGCAAATGAACAACATAGAGTTGATCAAGT